GGCGCGAACCTCACGCCGGGTAGGCACTCGTCCGCCCAGGCCACCGGCGAGTTCATCCACCGGGACAGCCGGGTCCGGCTGAGCACCTTCCCGGCCAGGTCCACGATCATTTCTCGGTCCCGCTCCCCAGCGCGGTCACGTCGATGTTGGACAGGTGGCGCGTGACCAGCTCCGGGACCTTGCGCTCCTGTTCGGGCGTCAGCTCCAGCCCGGCCAGGATGAGCGTGATCCGCCCGGCCACCACGTCCCCCCAGCGCTCAGCCAGGTTGGTCAGCCGCTCGCTGATCCCCATGTCGTGCGCGGTCTTGGCGAACCGGACCACGCGGTCACGCTCGGCGGCCTCCAGCGCCACCAGCGCGCGGACCTCCTCGCTCTGGGCGTAGATCGTCCCGTCCTTGCCCGCCGCGCCGTACTTGTACCCGATCAGGCCGCTGGCATGGACCTCGCCCTCCGGGTCGAACCCCTCGCGGTCCGGCTCCGGCGGCGCGTCGCGGGCCACCTGTTGCCGCAACAGCTCGCTGTACGCGGCCAGCCGGAGCCAGGTCATCTGGAGCGTGCCGAGCACGGCCATCCCGGGCTCGATCTGGTCTCCACGGGCCGCTCGGCCCAGCGCGCTCCAGGCCGTGATCCGGGCCTCGCCCTTGGCCTTCAGCACCTCCAGCCGCTGGCCACCGTGGGTCTTGCAGGAATCCGTACCCCGGACGGCTCCGCCGTGGCACGGGCCGCCACCCTGGCGCGCGCTCCGGTTCTTCACGCACTCCAGCCGCCGGTGGTCCTCGCACCACCGGGCGTTACCCGGGTTGTTGTTCGGGCCGAGCCGTGGACCGGGGTTACCAACCATGCCGTCATCCTATCCCGGAGTCAGGGGGCATCTCGTCCTAGACGCCATGACAGTGAAGTGTCAGGAGGTGGCAAGCACCGAGGCCCGGCCAGGGGACGGGGAGGTCTGCCTGGCCGGGCCTCGGGCTGGGCGGCCCGCACGTTCCGGATCAACGGGCCGCTATCTGTGTGGGCGGGTCAGTTCGGCGGCACCACGGCCGCCACCTTGCAGTCTCCGAACGCCTGGGTGATCACCAGATCGATCGGGACCTTCTTACCGCCCCTGATGATGTAGATGGCACACATCAGCGTGGACGGGCCGGTGATGTGCTCCACGGTCATGTTGACCGCGTGCCCGATCTCTACCTCCACGCACTCGGTGAAGATACCCCAGGTCCCGCTACGCGGACCCTTCTCGCGCCGGGGCGTCTGCCACTTGTACCTCAGCTCGCGCTTGGGGTCGCTCACGAAGTCGAAGCACACCGTACGGGCGTTCCGGTCCTGATCGTTCCGCTTGGGGTCCCGCCGGGGCGGGTTGATCTCGGGGGCTGGCTCCGGCTCCTCGTCCTCGGCTTCCTTCTTGCAGTCGGGCCACCGGTCACCGATCTGGCACACGGCGTACTCACTGCGGTCCAGCTTGATCCAGTCCGAAATCTGGGGCTTGCCGTTCTCGTCCGGCTCGTCCTCCTTGTACTTGATCTCGTACTGTTGGGCTCCGTCCACGGTGGTCACCCGGCGGTTGCACACGGTCCCGCTACACCCGAGGACCAGCACCGCGCCAAGCACCAGGGCCGTGATCCGGCCCCATCGTCCTCTGACCCAGCTCATCCGCTCCCCTTCCCAGCTCCGGGGGCCTCTCCCCCGTACCCCTCCACCTTACAGGATAGACTGTGAAGTCTCAACCCCAGGGGAGGAGAGGCCCCCGTCCGGTCACGCCCGAAACTGGACCCGGCGACGCCGGGACAGCACGAACAGCAGCACGCCGGAGCCCAGCGCGGCGAGCCCGGCCAGCACCATCCACAGCGTGGTGGAGGAACCCGTGATGGGCAGGGTCGGCACCGGCGCGGCCGTGCCGCTGGGCTCCGGCGTCGCGGTCCCGCCCGGCTCCGGCGTGCCGGTGGGCTCGGGCTGGGCGGTCTGGGTCGGCGTGGGCGTCGCGGTCGGCTCGGGCTCCGGGCACCCGGTGAACAGGACCGGCCGCGTCCCGATCTTCAAGTCCGAGAACGTCACGGAGCCGCTGGAGCTGTTGCTGGCGTCGTACACCATGCCCAGCGTGCCCAGCGTCTTCCCGGCCGGGATGGTCAGCACGAGGTGGCCGGACTCGCTGGCGGCCACGGCCGGGCCGTACGTCGGCGCGTCGTTCAGCGTGTCCGCGTCCTGGGCCGCGTACCCGAACAGCCGGATGGCACCGGCCGCCGTGGTCGCGCCGTCGTCCGTCGCGTAGTCCACGCCCACCAGGAGTTCGTTGTCCGCCGGGGCCTGGATCTCCAGGTCGAACGCGGCGAACTCCACCCCAGGCTGGACGCCCTCGGCGGGCTTGACCAGCTTGGCGAAGTGGTCCCCGATCGTGGAGCCCGGCGGCGGCCCGCCGAACGTCACGTCCGGGTACGCGCCGGTGGCACCGCGCATCTTCCAGGTGGCCTCGCACACGGGCTCGGGCTGGGTCGCGCTGGCGTGAACGTGGTTCGTGGCCTGGGCGGGGGCCACGCCCACCAGCCCGGCGGCCAGGAGCGCCGCCATCGCGGCGAGCGCGGCGGCCAGTCGGGATCTCATCGGGATGTCCTTCCGTCGATGGTCATTCGGTCGGGGCGGAACCTTACAGGGTTGCCGGGGAGGTGGTCAACTGAGCCAGGCGGCCAGGCCCACTCCTCCGGCCACGCACACCAGCGCGGAGCCCACCAGCACGGCCACGAGGGTCCACGCCGGGATGATGCTGGCGGGCTCCTCCTCGGCCCAGGGCGGCGGTCCCGGGCTGATCCAGGGCCGCTCGTACCGGCCCGACTCGTCCGGCCGGATCGGCGGGCTGGGTGGCGCTCCCCAGTCGGCCAGCGCGCGCATCGGGTCCCGCTGTGGCAGCGGGTACACCGGGGCCACGCCCGGGTCGAACCGCTCGCGTCGTGTGTCCATCGGCCTGTCCTTCTTGATATTGAACTGTCAAGGTTGACGGGGCCGGTCAGCATCGACCGGCCCCCAGCTCCGGGGCTTTCAGCCCTTTTCGTAACACTTGCTCCAGTCGGTCCCGGGCGGGCTCACGTCCGCCAGGATCGGCACGCCGCGCCACTCGAACGAGAGCGCTTCCACCACGGCGCGGCCCACCTCCTGGACCTCGCCCACCGGCACGGAGAGCACGATCTCATCGTGGATCTGAGCCCGGAGCATCGGGAGGATGCGCGGGTCCAGCCGGAGAAGACCGGTCATCATGATGTCCCGGGCCGCGCCCTGGCCCATCAGCGCCGGGCCTTGCGTGTGCGCCCGGTGCGGGTCCGGCCGCATCAGCCGCCCGAACCCGTTGTCCAGGAGCGCGCCGCTCTCGGCCATCGCCCGGACTTCTTCCTGCCACTGGACCAGCCGGGGGAACCGCTCACGCATCGACCGGTCGAACTGGCGGACCAGCGCCGGGTCGATGTCGTTGCCCTCGCTGATGGCCTTGATCCCCCGGCCGTAGTTCCAGCCGTGCCCGATCGGCTTGGCCACCTCGCGGAGCGCCGGGTCCCCGAACAACAGCCGCGCGATCTCGGCGTGCGGGTCCTCGTGGCCCAGCATCTCGATATAGGCGTGGTCCTGGCTCAGCCCGGCCACGGCCCGCATGTCCACCTGGCTCAGGTCCGCCGAGACCAGCACCTCTCCACGGTCCGGGAGGAGGACCGCGCGCTCCACGTGGCGGCCCCCGCGCTTGCCCATCACGGTCAGGCCCGGCTCGGTCAGGCTCCAGCGGCCGGTGGATTGCTTGAACGACACGCGGGGGTGGACCCGGCCGTCCGGGGCCATCGTGTGCTGGATCGTCTCGTACACGGAACGGGCTGAAACGATCCGGTACACGTTCTTGGCGATCTCCCGGACCTGGGGGAGGTGGGCGTACTCGCGGCCCAGGTGGCGCATGTGCTCGGCCGAGACCGCGATCTCCCCGGTCTTCTCGGTGCGCCAGATCGAGGTGGCCCCGGCCGCCCGGAGCGCGGCCTCCAGCGCGGCCTTCCCGGCCTTGGTGGCCAGCGGGCTGGCGTACGCCCTCCCCTTGCCGTCCACGGTCGGGATCGCGCACTCGGCGGCCAGCCAGGCCATCGCCTGGGCCTTGCGCTCCTGGATCTCGGTCACGCGCTGGGCGAGGAGATCCTGGTCCACCAGGAACCCGTTGACGCTCATCTGGGTGGCCAGCGCGGCCACCCGGTGCTCGCGGGCCAGGTACTCCGGCACCGTGCCGCCCAGCCGCTCCAGGAGCGCGCCGTACAGCCGCCGGGACAGCTCCACGTCCTGGACCATGTACGCGATGAACGCGGCGGCATCGGCCGCGCGCTGGGGCTCCGGGTCGTCCGGGTCGATCGGGATCAGCGTCCAGCCGCCGTACTTGCGGGCCAGGGCCTTGGACACGTCGGTGTACTTCTCGCCCAGGCCCAGCTTCACGGCCAGCGAGCCCAGGTCGTACCGGCGCTCGGCGTCCACGCCCTTGTCCCGGGCCATCGGCGGGTCCAGGTACCGGGCGGCCAGGAGGGCATCGAACAGGCGGCCCTTGCTCGCCAGCTCGTGGACCTCGGTCATCGTCATGGCACCGGCCCTGACCAGCGCGGGGAGGTCGAACGCCATGATGTTGTGCCCGGTCAGGGTGTGACCCTGGCGGATGTTGCTCGCCACGCTCTCGGCCACCTCGGCCCCACCGAACCGCTGGACCTCGCGGTCATCGTGCGCCACCGCACCGATGCGGACGTACGTGGACCCGTCCGCGTGGTAGAGCTGGTCAGCGTCGCCGGTCTCCAGGTCGAACACGGCCAAGTCCGCCACCGGCTCCACCTCGGGCTGGACGGGCTCGGCGTGCCGGTGCTCCTCGAACGCGCGCCGGGCCTCGGCCTCGGTGGCCAGTCCGGTCCGCCAGTGCTCCGAGCACGCGCGGCACCGGCTGGACCAGCCACGCTCCGGATTGCTCGCGCTGACCCGCTTCACCAGCGTGATCACGGCGTCCGGATGCCGCTCGGGCCAGTTGTCCACAGGCTCGTCCACAGGCTGGGGATCGGGGTCCGGGCTTGACGTGTCAGTGTCAACCGGACGGTTGTCCGGCTTGGGCTCCGGCGCGACGGGAGGAGCTGGCTCGCTCTCGCCCTCCTCGAACACGGTCCAGACGCTCACGTGCCCGTGGCCGGTGCCGGTGCGCTCGATCCACAGCCGGTCATACCGGCGGCCCCGGAGCCGCGAGTACGCCTCGCCCAGGGCCTTCCCGTACCCCTTCTCGCTCGGGTCGTCCAGCTTGGGCGGGGCCGGGTACGCCTGGGGGTCCGTCATCGCCTTCTCGCGGACCTTGCCCGTGGTGAACGGCGCGTCTCCGAACGTCTCGCGGAGCCAACGGAGGTGACCCGTCCAGTATTGGGTGTCAAAGTCCGATTCGGACCGCCACACCTTCAGGTTGTCCAGGAACCCGGTCAGCCCGGCGGTCTCCACGATCCCGCCCACGATCTTCTCCCAGACCTCGAACGAGCCGAACGACACGCCGCGCGCCGGGCGCGGAGCACCGGCCGCGAACCAGGCCCGGACCAGCGTCAGGATCGCGGTCATCAGCTCGCGCCGGTGCTTGCGGGTCCAGCTCCCCAGATCGAGCCCGGACTGGCCGGGGTGGCGGAATGAGCTGGCCGGGCGGTCCTGGGGGTTGGCGTACCGGGGCCGCAACGCGATCCGGTAGACCCGGCGGGTCAGGTCACCCTTGACCTGGACCTGATTGCCCAGGCTCACCCACGTGATCACGTTCGGGAAGTTGGCCATGTTCGACACGCCCAGGATGCGGTCTTGCCAGGTGGCGGCTGTCAGGGCCTGGGCCAGCGGAGCGCCCTCAATCGTGTGGGCCTCATCGAACACGAAGAACTCCGCGCCGGTGCGGAACGCGGCCGTGATCTGTTTCCTCAGCTCGTCCGCCTCGGGGACCCAGTTCATCGGCTCGGCGGCCTGGCCGGTGTAGACCGTCAGGAGGCTGTCCGCCAGGAGGTTCTTGCCCACGCCCATCTGGAGGCCATCGACCACGGCCAGCGGCACCTTGGGGCACATGCCCCGGATGGCCGGGGTCACGATCAGCGCCATCACGTTGGCCCGGTCGGTGTCCGAGTCGAACGGGAAGTCCCCCAGCCACTCGGTCAGGATCAGCTCGCGCGCCGCCGTGATCTCCTCCGGGCTCGGGTCCTCGGGCACCTTCAGCCCCTCGAACACTGGGTCCGGGATGAGCATGGTCCGCGTGGCCTCGTCGTACCCGGGCTCGGTGACCACGGTCCCGTCCTCGCGCACGAACGGCGCGTGGGAGATCCGGTCCAGCGGCGCGAAGTGGTCCGCGCGGCTCAGCGTGGCGGACATCGTGCTGGGGTCGGGCCACGCGTAGCTGTAGGTGGTGCCGTTCGCGCCCTCGTTCTCGTTGACCGTGATCGCGGTCTCCTGAATCAGGTCGTTGAACGAGCCCTTGTCCACGGGCTTCATCCCGGTGGCCTTGCGCCGGGAGATCACGCCACCGTGACAGAACAGCTCCCGGGCGTTCCAGCGGTCCAGGAGGGCCTTGGTCAGGTCGTTGATCACGGCGTACCGGTCCCGGTTGACGATGATCGTCGTACGGCCGTCGTCCGCCGTGGGAGCCTCACGTGGACGCTTCTTGCCGGTCGGCTTGGCATCAGCGGGCTTGGGCTTGGCCTTCTCGATCACGCGGGCCAGGTAGTCCGCGCGCCGGTCGGCCGGGCGAGCGCCCAGCACATCGTCCAGCCCGGACTTGTTGCCCCCGGGGAGGCGGCCGAACGTGACCTTGGTCGCGCCCTCCATCATCAGGGCCTCGGCCAGCCCGGTCCCGGCCTCGTACACCTGGGGGTTGTCGGCCGCGTCCGCGTCCAGGATCACCACGACCTCGCGGCCGTCCGCCACCACGAGGTCCGGGATCGGCCTCCCCTCGATCTGCCACATGCGGCACCCGGCGATGCCGTACACGCCCACGCCGGGCGGCGCGTAGCTGGCGGCGGCCAGGCATTGCTTCGTGCCCTCCACGATCACGATCCGCTCGGCGCTGGGCACCGGCCGCACGGCCCAGAGGATGGGCGTCATGTCCTTGCGGAACACGTACTTGCGAGCCCGGCCCCGGCCGTCCGCCGTGGGGTTGTCCGGCCGGACCTGGAACTCCACCTGACCGGCCTCGTTGCGCCACGGGAACAGGATGGCCGGATGGTTCGCCCAGTTGCCCCAGACGCCCTCCTGGGGGTTGTCCTCGCGGCTCAACAGCGAACGCACGCCCAGCGCCAGGGCCAGCTCCACGTCCACGGCCTGGGTCTCCAGGAACGTCCGGTGGTCGTCGCTGAGCTGTCCCATCGGTGGAGCTGTGTTAGGGTCCGTCACAGTTCGGTCATCCTTCCAAAGGTTGATCTCTCCGGGCCGGTTCCCCTCACGGGGTTCCGGCCCGGCTCCGTCTCCAGAGACTACGCCTGTGACGTGGCCCGGCCGGGGGGACTGGGGAGACTGGGGGAACCCAGCGCGTCCCGCACGGCGTGAATCGCTTCCGCCATCGCGCGGGCGTCCGCGCGCTCCCAGGTGGTCCGGAGCGCTCGCCAGACCTCATCCGAGTGGACCGCGCCGGAGACCCGGCCAAGCTGGCCGCTCAGGATGTCGATCGCGCGCCGGGCGTCCGCCAGCTCGCACGCCATTTCGTCCAGCTCGCGGCGACCCTTGAACGCCACGTGGGCGTTCGGTCGGCACGTCTCCACGCACACGTGGCCCTTGTTCAACCGGTCCAGCTCGCGCTTCATCTCGGCGTTGCGCTCGCGCTCCCTGATCAGCTCGTCCCCGAGCGTGATGGCCTGGCGGCGGCCCAGGCTGGCCTCCTCGGTGGCCGTGGCCAGGAGCCGGTCCCGAGCCGCGATGCTCTGTCGGGCGTCTGACAGTTCGCGCTCCAGCCGGTCCGCTCGCTGGCGCTCGTCCTCGCGGGATGACCATGCCTGGCTGAGCTGGCGGGACAGCTCCGCGATCCGTGCCCGGAGCGGCGCGGCCACCAGCTCGGCCTCGCTGGCCTGGGCGTTGCCCACCTCGGTCGCCGTGTAGAGCCGTGCGCCGTTGACCTCCACCGTGACCCGTGTCTCCCGAGCCTGATCCAGCGTCTTGATCGTGATCTCCATTCGGACCTCCCCGTCCTGTCGGTCCCGGGCGGGGGCCTCGCGGCCCCTCGCCTGGGAAGTGAAACCTTACAGCTATGCCGGTAGGGTCGTCAACGGCCGTTCGGCCTACAGCTCCACGCCCAGCTTCTTGACCGCCCGGCGGCCCTGGATGCGGGTCAGGAGGTTCGCGGCGTCGCCCTTGGTCCGCACCCGGGGGAGGTGGCGCTCCGGCAAGCCCTCGCGGACCAGGCGGCCCTTCTGGGCGTCCGTGGCGGGCTCGTTCAGCCAGCGCGCGGAACGCTCCACCAGCTTCTGGAACGCCTTCACCCGGTCCTCACCGATGCCCATCGCCCAGTCCACCGGGATCTCGGAGTGAAGCACCTCCACGCGGCCGTTGCGGTACGTGGCCAGCCGCCACGTGTCCAGCCCCTCGGGGACCATCACCACCACCTCCTGGCTGGAGCCCAGCACCCACGCCGGACCGACCGGGAGCCAGCGGAGCCGCGAGGTCCCGAACACGTCCACCCGGCCGCCGGTGCTCGCGTGACAGTTGTCGTGCCGGTTGCGGCCCTCGGCCACCACGCGGATCGGGAGGTACCGGTGGCACAGCGCGCACCGGTGCTCAGGCACGTCGCACGGCTCCTCGCACACCGGGCACGCCTGGCGCTCGATCTCGTCCGGGTTGCGCTTCTTGCGGGGGTCGTCCAGGTCCAGCCCGAGGTCCACCACGCCCACCAGCTCGTGACGGTTGCTCGCGCCCACGATGTCCAGGACCAGGAGATCCTTCTTCCCGGGGTGGAGCCGCGTGCCCCGGCCCACCATCTGGACGTACAGCCCGTGGAACTTGGTCGGCCGCGCGACGATCACGCAACTGATCGAGGGCTCGTCAAACCCCTCGGTCAGCACCGCACAGTTCACCACCACGTGGGTCTCGCCGGTCTTCAGCCGTGTCAGGATGGCCCGGCGCTCGTCCGCCCCGGTGCTCCCGTCCAGAGCCTCAGCGGCCACGCCACGCGCCCGGAGCGCGGCGGCCAGGGCGTGCGCCGTGGCCACGGTCGGCGTGAACGCCACGGCCTTGCGGTCCTTGGCGTGCTCCACGTACGCGTCCGCGATCTGGACGATGGCCCCGGACTCCTCCAGCTCGCGGCCCAGGTCCCCGTCCGAGTAGTCCCCGCCGGTCTTGCGCACCCGGCCCAGGTCCATCTCGGTCTCCACGACCACGGCCGGGAGGATCGGGACGAGATACCCGCCCTCGTGGCCATCGGCTCCCCGCTTGCCGTTGCCGTAGATGGCCTCCCGGATTGACATATAAGAGACAACTTTCTCCCATACGCCCAGGGTCTTGTTGTCGCGCTCCGGGGTGGCCGTGAACCCGATGGTCAGCGGCCCGTACGGGCTGAACGAGCCCAGCGTGGTCAGGATCTTGGTCCACGTCGGAGCCGGTGCGTGGTGGGCCTCGTCCACCACCACGGTCTCGATCGGACCGGCCGCGAGGAGCTGGGACAGCCGGGCGTCCCGGTGGAGCGTCTGGACGCTGGCCACCACCACGTCCCGGTCCACCTCGTTGCGCTCGGCCTTCACGATCCCGGTAGACAGCTCCGGGGCCACAATGCCGATCTTGGCGCACGTCTGGGCGGCCAGCTCCTCCCGGTGAACCAGGACCAGCGAGCGGCCCAGCGCCGCGCGGTTCTTGATCGCGTGGCTGAACGTCACGGTCTTGCCGGTGCCGGTCGGGTGAACCACCAGCGGACGCTTCACGCCCTCGCGCTCGGCGGCCTCGATAGCCTCCAGCGCCTTGCGCTGGTACGGGCGGAGGTCCAGTGCCATCTCCGATGTCCTTCCTCGTGTGTACCTGTCACCTTACCGTCAGGACTGCAAGGTGTCAAGTCGAGAGGCCCGGCCCGTGCTCGGACCGGGCCTCAGTCGGGGAGGGTCACGCCGGTACGGGCTCGCGCCGCGCGGCCTGGCCGGACTCCTCAGCGGGCCAGAGCTGGACCGTCTCGGTGACGTGCCGGACCCAGACCACCTCGCGGCCGTCGCGCTCCAGCCACCGCTCCACGGCCCCCCAGCCAGCCGCCTGGGGGTTGCGGCCGTTCGTGCCGCTGACGTACCAGAGCCCGCCGGATTTCATGATCACGTAGGTGTAGACCTTGGCCAGCGTCGGGGCTCCGGAGGGCGTCCGCGCGGTGCCTTCCTGATCTCCCGGGTACCGGATGCCGAACAGCAGGACCGTCCCCTCCGGGACCGCTCGGCTGTCCAGCTTGAACTTGACAGTCATCCGTCAACCTTCCTGGTCTCAGACGGGACGGGCCGCCCGGCGCGTACTGCCGGGCGGCCCTGGGAGGGGAGGAGGGTCACTCGCCCTTGCGCCGCACGACCACACCGAAGTGCTTGTACGGCTTCCCGGCGAACCGGCCCTTCTTGATCGGCTTCTCCCCGAAGTATTTGACCGCGATCCGGTCACCCACGCGGGGGTCCGCGTCCTGGAGTTCCCGCTTCAGGACCGCGCCGTACCCGATCACCCGGAACTTGTCGCCGGTCCTGGTCTGGATCGTGACGGTCGGGACCATCGGGTTCTCCCCGTCGTTGGCGAAGTCGGAGCGCGTCTCGCCCACCTTCACCACCACACCGGCGATGCCCTCGCCCTTCTCGGTCGGGACCCAGCCCTCCGAGTCGTCCTCCTCCACCTCGTTCAGGAGGTCGTCCACGTCCGCGAAGTCGTCGGCGTCCGGGGCCGGGGCTCCGAACATCTCGTCCACCTCGTCCTGGCCGGTGCTCTTGCTCTTGGTGCTGGGGGCCATTAGGACCCACCTCTCTGTCGGTAGTTAGCTAGTGAGCTGGTCTTTCGTGGGTGTCGGGCCTCTTAACCCCGCCCGGCGGTAGGGCGTCCGCCTTGAGTTGTTCGGACCGGTCGTGGGCGAACCTCGGACCGCTCGTGCGCTCCCCCGGACTTGAACCAGGAACCTCACCCGCGAGGGCTATGCGTTGCCAGTCTGCATCGGAGCGCTAGCGCCGGGAGCCGCGCCGCGAAACACGGCTCCCTGGGGGTTCTGGTCGGCTCCGCCCCTATCCGGAGTTCACCCCGGCCGAAACAGCACCGGGACGCCAGGCTGAGCCGCCGCGAAACGGCCCAGGTGAGAGCTGATCGGGGGTCGTTGACCAGCTCGCGCGGATCACATTACAGCCTTTGCGGCAAGGTTGCAACCTTGACGCTCACGTGTCAGGACTTGCCGGTCTTCATCGCCTTGGGGACCGTGATGGTCAGCCGCCGGTGGGTGGACCGCTCGGTGACCGCCTCGGCCACCTCCGGGAATTCCGCCTTCAGCCGCTCCACGTTGATCCTGGACGTGTTCACGGCCGGGTAGCTGACCACCTTCTGGTCCCCGAGGTAGCCCGCCCCGGCGTCGCCGGTCCACATCCGGAAAAAGTTCTTGATCTCATCCAGGTCCCGGTTGGCCTTCTCGGCGGCGGCCTTCGCGCGCTGGTAGTCCGCCAGCCACTCGGTCGCCTCCTCGGGGAGGTCCACGCTGGGCTTGACCACCACGGGGTGGATCTTCTTCAGTAGCTCCTCGGTCTTGGGATGGCGGAGGTCGTGCATCGGCGGCTCATCCGCCAGGATGTGCTTGACCCAGAACCGCTCCGCCTCGTCCACCATCTCGCGGAACCACTCGGGGTCGAAATCGATCTCCACCACGTAGAAGTCCCGGGCCTGGTTCGACACGTAGCAGCCCAGCCAGCCCTTGCGTAGGCCCAGGATGCCCATCTGCCACTGGATCTGAGCCTGGTAGGACAGCGGCGCGCGGCCGGTCCCGTTGCCGCCCGGTGTGATCGAGCCGGACTCCCACTCGTCATCATCTCCGGCGGTCTTGCACTCGATCACGCCCAGCGCCTTCCAGGCCCGGGGCTTGGTGGCGAACCGGTCCGGCGTCACCCGGAGAACCGGGTTATCGATCCTGGCCCAGAGCCCACCGGCGAACCGGGAGACCAGGCCGATGGTCTCGGCCACCTCCTCGGCCACCGCGTCCTCGAACCGGTGGCCCCACTTCACGGCGGCCACGCCGGAGAGATCCTTGCCGCCGGTCTTCTTGGCGTTGAACACGGAGAACGGCGTCTCGTACTCGGACACGCCGATCAGCGCGCCCACCTCGGACCCGCCGATGCCGCCCTCCCGGGCGGCCAGCCAGCGCTCGCGCCCGGCGCACTCGGGGAGGATGATCCGCGCTGGGCTGTCCGGCACCTGGGCGAACCGGTGGACGGGATGGGGGCACGCCAGGCGGCCCCCGGAGCGAGCCAGGTAGCGCTCCACCTGGCTCGCCACGGCGGTCTCGGTCATCAGTCCAGAACCTCCACGGTCACCCGGATCTTGCCCGGGAATCCCTTGACGCCCTCCCGGCGGAGCGCGTCCTTCCTGACGTACAGGTTGCTGAACGGGAGCCCGGCCCGGTCGGGGAGGGCGTACATCACGGCCCCCTTGGTCTCCCGGTCCTTGATCAGGTCCAGCGTGATCTTCTCCATCAGCCGGTCCGGCCGTACGCGCCGTTCCGGGCCACGTCCGCCAGGAGCGCGCCCAGGTCCACGGCGGACACGCCCACCTCCACGGTCTCGATCTCCGCGATCACGGCGGCGCTGACCAGGCGGCGACCCTGGGTCACCAGCCACTCGGCCAGGTCGTCCGAGGTGGCCCGGTTCGGGCTCCGCTCTCCGGTGACGTACCAGCGGTCCCGGGCCTTGTACGCGATGTAGACGTACGGCCGGGAGCGGCCCAGGACCACGCTCAGCGCCACCACGGAGCCGTCCACCAGGGCCTCGAAATCCGGGAGCGCGTCCAGCTTGGCCAGCTCGCGCTCGCGCCGCGCGATCTCGGCCCTGAGTTCGGCCTTCCTGTCCTCGATCATCGTTCGGTCAACCCTCCATTACGATCTTGCTCAGGGACTCCCGGTTCAGCGCCGGGAGCGTGAACGGGGCCAGGCCCAGCCGGTCCATCGCGGCCACCCAGAGCCACCACGCGTCACACGAGTTGTCGTCGGTGAACTCCAGCTCAGCCCGCTTGTACGCGGCCAGCGCCATAGCCCGCTTGTCGGTCTTGCTGCCACCGTTGCCGGTGGCGTACTTCTTCAGGCTGGACGGGGGGATGGTGCCGTACGGGATGCCCTCCTCCAGGAGGAGCGCCCGGACGGCCCCGTGAACCATGCCGCTGACCCCGGCGGTCTTGCTGTGGTTCAGGTAGCCCTCGATCAGGACCAGCCCAGCCCCCTGGACGATCGGCCCGAGCCGCGCCCGGATCTCCACCAGCCGCGCGTCTCCCTTGGTCCGGGTCCGGATGAGCGGCCCGCCCTTGGGGTCCGCGCATGTGCCGGTGGCCGTGATCGAGAGGTCCAGGCCCACAACCTTGACACTCACGTGTCAAGGCTCCGGTACGGCCCCACCGACTGGCACCCGTCCGCGTAGTCGCGCACCGGCTCCGCGCCCTCGAACGCGCTGGGCGTCTCGTTGACCACGGCCGCGCCGTGGTCGCACGTCGGCCCGGCCACCGGGGTCAGCGGCGCGGACCACCTGGACGGCAACGGCGGAAGTTCGGCCGCGCCCTCCTCGATCTGGCCGTGGACCTCGATCCGCTGGAGCCGGGTCATCAGCGCCATGAACGCGCGGACGGGCATCTCCACGTGCCGGGGGCTCAGCTCGGCGGTCAGCTCGAACTCCACGCACACGCGGACCGCGCCCTCCGGGATCTCGTACTCCGGCTGGAGGTTGTCCTGGAGGTGGTCCCACTGCCTGAGCGTCAGGTCCATGACCTTGATACGGGTCCGCATCGGCGGCCCTCCTTCCTGTCGCTGGAAACCTTACAGTCTTAACGGCAAGGTGTCAACCGGGGAGGTGGGTCAGCTCCGCAACGGGCCACCGGCCGCGCGCTGTTCCCGCCGGGCCGCCGTGTTGCTCGGCCGCTTCAGGTGGGCCGGGATGCGGTCACGCTCGGCCCTGTGCGGGCCGTCCTCGTGGAACCCGCCGGTGGCCTGGCACGTCGGACAGGCACCGGCCGCCGGGCCGTCCTGGGCCGTCTGGCCGGGCCACGGGTACGCCAGGAGCGCGCTCAGGTCCGCCACGATGTTCTCGGAGACCTCGCCGGTCATGGTCTTGACGGCTTCCGGGAGCTGGTCCACGTACCGCTGGAGCGCGTCCGCCAGCGTGGTGGGCTCGCCCTCGGTCAGCTCCAGGACCGCCTCCTGGCCCATCGACGCCATCGCGTCCATCATGTCCGTGACGGTCCGGCGGTCCTCGCCGGTCTCGCGCATCACCTCGCGGATGGTGGCCTCCCGGATCAGCGCCGCCTTGACCTCCTCCAGGTCGTCCACGCTGGCGAGCGCGTCCGCCAGGCTCTCGTACCGGTTCCGGTCGATCATGCTCTCTACCCTCCCCTAACGGCGGGGCCTATCCCACCGTGCATTACATTACAGCCATTGCTGCAAGGTGTCAACCCCACACGCGGAAGCGGCCCGCCCCGGGGAGGGACGGGCCGCGCGCCGGACCGCTCAGGCGGCCGTGAACAGCTCCTCGCACTCGTCGCACCGGATGACGCCCAGGTCCAGCACCTTCCGGCTGGCCCGGATGATGTTGGGCTCCGCGCATCCGCACGTGGCCTTCAGGTTGCCGCTCTGGGGCGTGGTCGTGGTGGCCTTGCGGCGGCCCCCGCCGATGAACTCCCCGCCCTGGGGCTCGTCCTCGTCGCCCTTGGCCTGGCCCGTGCCCCAGAACGAGGGGAGGTCCACCACCAGCCGGATCTCGCGGTCCAGCTCGTCCAGGAGGTCCGCGTACTTGGCCTCGGTCTCGGCGGTCAGGGTCACGAACGAGAACCCATGCTGGGCGTCCGCGCTAGCCCGCTTGTGCTCCAGGCCCAGCTCCTCGGCCATCGCCTTGAACGTCTTGTTGTGCCAGCGGCCCTGGCGGCTCGTGTCCTTCAGGTCCCGGACCCGGGCCAGCACGTGCGCGCCCTCGTGGAGCATGGTCTCCAGAACCTGGCGCGCGCCCTTGGCCAGCGTCTCCCCGGCCATGAACATCTCGCCCAGCGCCAGGTTGGTGGCGGCCTCCTCGCCCTCCGCCCGAGCCTTCCAGCCGTTCGCCCGGAAGTGGCCCCAGCGCGCCGGGCCGATGAACGCGGTACCGGTCACGATCACCACGGCCGGGAGTTCCGGGTGGTTCTCGCGGATGCGCTCCCAGACCTCCTCCATCAGCTTGACCACGGCGGAGCCGGTCATGTCGCCAGTCACCGGCGGTGCCGATGCGGGCTTGTCGGTCTCGGTGGCCTGGACCTCGGTGGTCTCGGTGCTCATCTCGTCCCCCTCGGGCTCGTCCTCGCTGTTGACCTCAACCTTACAGTCCTGACTGTCAAGTGTCAAGTCCTCGGCGGGCTCCTCGGTAGCCACCGGCGCGGCCGGGGCCGGGATCTTGATCTGGGAGAGCTGGACCGCCGTGTCCGCTACGCGGATGCTCGCGCCGCCCTGGCCGTGCCGGATCGCGTCGTCAAGAGCGCCCTGGGTCGTGAAGACCACGGTGGCCTTGGTCCGGCCCAGCTTGGCCACCACGCCCCGGCGGAGCCGGTCGCCCAGCGCCCAGACGTGGACGATCTGGCCCACGCTCAGCTCGCTCACGGTGGCCGGGGAGACCCAGCCGTCCGGCGTGCGCTCCAGAGCCTCGATCAAGCTGATGATGTCGTACTCCCGGCCGCCGATCTCGAAAGCGCGGGCCTGGCTAACGGTCAGGTACTGGGCCATCGGTCTGTCCTCCTGGGTGGTCGTCTCGGTTACAAGAAGAACCTTACAGGCGTGACGGTTAAGTGTCAACCCCACAGCCGTGACTTCTTTCACCCTTGACATCCTTGACGCCACGCCTGTAAAGTCAGAGACGGTGGAGAAGGCGCATCCTGGGTAAGCCAGCCGGGCGGCCCGGACCCTCCAGGAGGTCCGGGCCGTCCAGGGGGAGGCGGTCAGAGCATCGCGTCCACAGCCGCGAAGTCCGCCAGCCGCGTGACGTGCGCGCCCTCCTCGAACGTCCACGTCCGCACGGCCCAGCCCGGCCGTGGGCCGTTCGTGCCGGAGTACCGGTCGATGACCTTCTCCATCACGTCGCGCCGGTCGGACACGGCCAGCGCGCCGTGGTGCTTGGCGATGGCCCCGTTCGGTAGCTCGATCACGAACAGGATCTCCCCGGCCCGGGTGTGATCGCGGTACCAGCGCTCGCGCTGGTTCTTGCCGCGCGGCGCGCGCTCGTAGTTCGGGCGGTCGGTGGTGGTCTCGGGGGTCGTGGTGGTCATCGCGGGGACCTCCTGGGTCTCGGTGGCCGGGGTCTCGGTGGCCGGGGTCTCGGTGACGGTCTCGGGCGTCCAGCCAGCCTCCTGGGAGCCGTTCTCCCGGGCCTTCAGACAGGTCTTGCACGTGGCCTCGGCCTCGGTGGCGTGCTTGGCGGTGCCGCTCTCCTCGGCGCGCTTCCACGCGCCACAGAGGCTCGCGCCGCCCCGGTTGCGGACGGTCAGGTGGACGGTCTTGGCCTTGCCGTAGGTCACGTTCCCGGTGCTCGTCATGGGAACTACATTACAGCCATGACTGTGAAGTGTCAACCCCTGGACGCCAACGAGCCCCTGACCTGGGTCAGGGGCTCGTGTGGCTAGCTGGCGGGCTTGCGCTCTATCGGTGCCCGGCACTCCCGGGAAGACCTCGCGGACGAGGCCCCACCATCACCGGACCCCCACGCTGTGGGGGCTGGGGGTCATGCGGCGGCCGGAACGAGGTCCGTCCGCGCGCCCTGGCCGGGCCGGTCAGCCTTCCACCGGTCCAGCTCGTCCTTGGTGAACACGGGCAGGTTGTACTGTCCCTCCACCTGACGGTGGTCGATCTCGGGGCCGATGCCGCGCGCCACGTAGCTGGAGAGCGTGTTCCGTCGCAAGCCCAGGTACTCGGCGGCTGGCCCGTAGCCCACGAACTCCGTCGTCTCGCCCTGGCTCGTCACGGTCTCACCTTCTCTCGGGGTCCAGTCCGGATCTGACTATACCGGCACGCCTTCCTAGTTGACAAGTTCCCGTATGCCCCGATCCGAGCGCTTGACACTTCACAGTCAAGCCTGTAATGTAGTCCGCGTGAGGGGGGCAGGCCCCCTCCGAACGGAAGGACCACCGACGATGAACGCCAAGACCGCCCACATCACCGGTACCGCCATCATCGTGACCGAGACCGAGGCCCTGACCGGCCGCAAGGTCACCGTGGCCACCGAGCCGCGCCCGGCCACGTTCGCGGACGCGGACACCTTCCTGGCGGTCCACAGCCTGGGCCGGACCGACGCGTGGGAGCTGGGCGAGTCCGGCATGGTCTCGGCCCCGGTCGCGCCGGTGGACAACCGGTTCAACGGCACCGTGGCGGCGCGGCTGGACCAGGCCGTGGGCACCACCCACCACGAGTTCGTGATGATGACGGCCCGGGACCTGGCGTGCGCGGAGCTGGAGGGCCAGCTCATCACGGACTCCGAGCGTCAGGGCGTGTACGTGGTGGCAGGCTCCAGCCTGGACGGAGACGTGGCCAAGATCCACATGGTAGGTGAGGGCGGGACCTGGGAGACCCGGTTCACCGGCGAGTTCCACCCGAGCCGGATCGTCTGGGTGGCCAACCGGATCAAGTGATCCGCCCCGGCCAGCGGCCCGGCTCCCCCGAGGGGAGCCGGGCCGTTTCAGTCCCGGTTCCGGTCGCGCGCCGGACTGACTCCGGACTCCAGCTCCTGGCAGTGCAACGCCGCGCGGTACTCGGCCATCAGGTCCCGAAAGTGCCTGGCGCGCTCGCCCTCGGGACCAGGCGGCGGCTCCGGCGCGTCCACGAACGCGCGCACGATCGCGCACATCGCGCGGTCCTGTTCGAGCTGGAGCCGGGTCTCCTCGCGCTCCTGGTCCTGTTCGTTGTACCAGATCCAGAACGACAGGAGCCCTGCGATAGCCAGGACCGCCAGGCCCCAGCTCATCAGGATGAGCCAGATCCTCCGAGGGATCTCCCAGTCCCGCTGATCAGTCACGGCCGGGCCTCAGCTTCCGATACCCGACCGGACGGCCCAGGCAATGACGAGGGCGGCGGCCCCGGCGGCTCCGCTGGCAGCGAGCCAGGACTGGGCGGGGTACCGGGACCCGAGAGCCAGAGCCTGAGAAATCCGGGACCCAGCATGGTGGCGGCGCTGATCAGCATCAACGGCCACGGTCCAGCGGTGATCACGGTCCACGTCCCCCAGGCCCCTCCGATCACGAGGAACGCGAGGTCCCGGCGTAGTGGTGGCAGTCCTCGCCTGGTCACGCACCGTGCCTCCCTGTCTCGCGGCGACGAACCGAGCGTAACCGGGAAGGTCCTGATCTCTGCGGTCGTCTCCGCGCCAGTATCGGGTCTGTCACCACTCCCCCGGACCAGGAGAGATCCAGGGCCGAGCCAGGGTGCCACCGGCGGGCTACCCGATCGTGCGCCCGGTGCTTGGTCAAGCTGGGCACCTTCCGGTGATCGACCAGGGAGGGCCAGGAGTACCAGACCTCACGGCCCGTCCGTTCGGCCCATCCTGCCACCCGCATGTCGTCCGGGATGCCCGCCCTTCGGTCAGCACGGTCGATCATCTCCGAGATCAGCCGGACGGGGAGGATGATGCAGACGCCCCACATCAGTTTCCCCGTGCGTACCCAGCTCGCTCCGGCTGAATCAGCGGCGCGCGCCAGGGCCTCCCAGCGGATCGGCACCGTGCGCCCCGTCCCGAGGTAGCCCGAGACCACGGCGTCCGGCGGCACGTGCTCCAGGGCTCGCTCCAGCCCCGCCAGGAGGTCCGCGCACGGAACCGCGTCATCCTGGATCAGCGCGTGCCAGTCGGCCGCCGGGTCCGCCAGGAGCCACGCGCCGCGCGCCGTACGCCAGACCCGATCGGCCTTGCCGTTCGGCGGCCCCTCGTTGTCCCAATGGACCGGCACCGGCCGATCCAGCGCGGCCAGGAGCTGGTCCACCTCGGCCTGTCGGTCCGGGTGCGCCATCACGCTGGCCGAGAGCTTCATGGCGCGGCCCTCAGCCGGCGAACCTCCGCGATCAAAGACCTCAATACGTCATGATCGTGATAGCTGGGTCCATCTGTTCCACCGTTAGCCATCTCGGAATAAAGCCGCAACAGATCCCAAACCGAGGATCTTTCCGACGTTTCCGGATCAGGGTCAATGCTGGCCGACAGCATCGCCAACGTGCCGTCGTCCACCGGGAACGGGGGGAGAACTGCCCGACTCACTCCCCGGCCTCCAGGGCGGCCACCATGTCTGCCTTCTTGTCCTTGCGCGTACCCAGCACGATCCCCCGGACCTTCGCCAGCGCGCGGAGCTGGGCCGTGTTCAGGTCCCCGATCGCGGTACCGGCCGCCACGCCCTCCAGCTCCCCCTCGGTCACCACGGTCCGGTTCGGCGCGTGAACGGTTGACACTTCACTGTCAGGCTGTGGCGTACGCTCGCCCTCCTCCGGCCAGGGCATCTCCAGCTCGCGGCCGGTCGGCTGGTCCTTGTCCTTGCACCACGGGTCCGAGCACGGTTCCCCAGTCGCGTGCTCAAACGGGTCAGCGGGCTCCGGGGAGGGGTGAACGCCCTCGCTCGTCACGGCCGTGGTCCGGCCGCTGTCCGGCGTGGTGGCCAGCCGCGTGACCGCCAGCGCGCCGTGGAAGACCTCCACGGGCTCCAGGACCCCCTCGTCCACGAGCGCGTCCACGGCGGCCTTGACGCCGGGCCAGTCCGGGTGCCCGTAGTCGTCCACCGCGATCCGCGCGCCCGGGGCCAGGTGCGGTGCCCACAGTTCGATGTCCCGGCGCGCGCCCTCCTCGGAGTGGTCCCCGTCCACGAACAGCAGACCGACCGGCGGCCCGTCGTACTCGGCCGCCGCGTCCTGGGAGAACGCCTGGATCAGCCTGATGTCCCGGGCGTACCCGAGGGTCTTGACGTGGTGGTGCGCCCACCGGCGCGCGCTCGGGTCGGTGAACGGGGCATCGTAGGTGTTGCCCGGGAGGTCCCAGGGGTCGATGGCGGTCACGTGCGCCCGGCCGCCCTGGCGGGCTCCCCAGGCCATCTGGAGCGCGGTCCGGCCGTGGAACACGCCCAGCTCCACGATCTCCTGGTCACCCGGGACCTGGGCCGCGAAGTCCGCGAGCGCGATCATCACATCCTCGGGCGTGGCGGCGCGTACGCGCCGGAAGAACCTCGGAGGCTTCATCATGATCCTTCCCTGTCGTCTGGCTGTGCGGACCGGCCGCCGGGCGGCGGCCCGCTGTTCGGCCTGACCGGCCCGGAGCGCTCGAACGGTCGCTACCTGGGAGGCCAGCGTGGCGACTTGCCACGCTCGGAACGTACGCCGGTCCCGGCTCATCTGCTCACGGCTGTTGACCCGCTGGTACTGATCGTCCGTGGTGGCCTTGCCCGCGTACGGGTGCATGTGCTCGATCCGGACCTCCGGGAGGTGTCGGACCGCCCCGGCCGCCAGGAACAGCTCCAGGACCGCGTTGTCACAGAACATGTGCTCCACCGGGGCCGGGACCATCCGGCCGAGCGCGCGCACCACGTCCGAGGTGATCGCCCACTCGGTGGACAGCTTGGCTCCCTGGTACCCGTCGTCCCCGTAGACCATCCCGGTCCCCAGCTCCCGGAGGACCGCGAGGTACCGCGCCGCCCAGCCGATCGTCTGGGGGAGGTGGTCGTCACCGGCGAAGCCCACGGCCCAGTACAGCTCCGCCATCTCGCGCGCCGCCAGGTCCAGCTTGTGGACCATCGGCATCCAGCGCGGGACCTCCAGGAGCCGGACCAGGGGCTGGCCGGTGTCCGGGTGCTCGGTGCTCTCCACGAGGTCCCGGTAACCCTGGATCTCGGGGTCGTCCGCGTCCGCCACCAGGACCAGATCCGCGTGGTCCCACGCGTTCGTGAAGTCCCAGGCCGAGATCACGCGCTGGACGTTGCCGGGCCTCCCCCGGGTCGGGACGATGATGGCCAGGTCAGGCATGTGGGCTCCACGTGAAGTACGGGCTGGCGACGCTGGCGCGCTCGCCTCTGGTGATCCGCCGGGGTTGCTGCCACCGGGAGCCGGACCCGGCGGTCCGGTTGGTCGAATACAGGTAGTGGTACAAGATCCGGGGGACCACCACCTGGGTCCGGAGCACGCGCGCCCGGCGGAGCTGGTCCACCCAGACGCGATCCTCCGCGCGCCCGGCGCGCGCCAGCGAGAAGTCCGCCCGTAGAGCGAGCCGCGTCCGCATCGGGTTCAGGTGGGAGATGTCCCGTTCATACCGACCGGGGAAGTTGCGCCAGCGCCGGTACTCCAGCGAGTGGTACGCCACGCCGATCGGTGCGCCGTCCGAGTAGCACTGGACCTGGAACCCCACGTAGTCCGGCCGCTGGCCCAGCGCGGCCATGATCTCGGCCACGTAGTCCCGGCTCACCAGATCGTCATCGTCCACGAACGAGACGTACTCGGTCCCGGCGGTCTCCACCATCCGCTGGCGGATCTTGGGCAGTGGCGGACTCCCGTTGTTGAACCAGCCGATCACCCGGACCGCTCCGGCGTACGGATCGAGCTGGGGGAGGAGGGTCGCCATCAGCCGCTCGAACAGCGGGCGGCGCTCGCCCAGGGTCGGCACGAGGATCGCCCACGTTGGCGGCGCGGCTGTCATGTGTCCCACCTTACCGGAACCAGGGGGCATCTCGGCGCGGCCTGGCCGCTCGGGGACTGGGGGGACTGGGGGGACCCGCCCGAACCTCGCGGCCTTACACGTATACGCGCGTCACGCGCGCCACATACAAGGCACTTGGTCCAACGCGCCAAGGTGGAGAGGGTCCCCCCAGTCCCCCCAGTCCCCCCGGGGTTACGGGGTCGGCTCGTCCGCCGTGACCGCGTGCCCCTCCCTGGCCATCTTGGTGGCCGTGATTGTCACGCCCTCGGCCAGGTCCGGCCACGACTGAAGGTGGTTCACCAGGGACTGAAGCGCCGCGTCCACGTCCGTCCCGCTGGAGACCGCCGTGTACGGCTTGACCTCGAACTCCACGCCGTTGACGTGGCGGACCCAGAACGGCTCGTACTGGGCCTCAGCGGGACCGGTGGGTGTGCTGGGCATGGGACCCCTCCTACGGTGCGTAGATCGCTGTCCATTGATGAGCGGTGCTGAAAGTGGCATTCGTGCTCGGTCGGTACCCGAACAGCGTGAACCCGGTCGTACTGATGTTGATCGCCCGATAGTTGAACTGGGCCGTGTCTCCGGCCCCGTTGTTCAGGTTGATGTGGACGTTCGGCACGCCCGGGAACGTCATTCCGAAGCTGGCGGCCACGGTGTACGAGGTGGCGTTCGACGGTCCCCCCGTGACCGATCCGGTCTTGACGATCGCGCCCATCGCGCCGGTGCTGCCCACCGCGCCGATCACCAGGAGCGAGCCGCGTAGCGAGATCATCTGAACGGCCGCGCCGTCCGGCGCGTACGCCGTGGCCAGCTTGGGCACGCTCGGCACGATGATCCCGCCGGACATCATGATGTCCAGGGTCCCGTCCGAATTGACGGCATCGACCGTCCCGGTTCGTAGATGGGTGTGCGGCTCCCCGTCCCGGTCCGGGCTCAACTTCTTCAGCAGCGAGGTGTAATCGATCATGGTTACAGCTCCCTGACCTGTAGGGATGTCTCCCCGGCGAGGTCCAGAGTCACGGCGTCCACCGCGAGCGCCGAGCCGTCCACGCTCACCACGTCCCCGGCCGTGATCGTCGGGTCGTACGGCCGGGTCAACGTGTACGTGGCACCGGCCCCGACGTGGCGGGCCAGGATCGTGTTGGCGGCGCTCTGGGCCTGGCTGACGGTCTCCAGGAGCGGGGAGGCGAAGAACTCCGTCACGCGGCCGTACGGGCTGGTTCCCGGCCCGGTCCCGGCGTACGTCGGGCTGGACGGGTCGTCATCGATGGCCGTGGCCTGGACCGGCGCGCTCCCGTCCTGGGGCTCGCCGCGCGCCACGATCACGTTCGGGGGCCGCGTGTCGAAGTCGGCCGAGAGCGAGGTGAGCGCGTCCAGCGGGTACGCCGTGGCCGGGTCCGGAACGATCGTGCCCACCTGGATCTCGCCCACCCGGTCGTACCACGCGGTCCGGCTGAAGCCCGCCAGCACGTCCAGGATCTCGGCCCACGGGGCCGTGGACGGGTCCAGCCCGAATATCCGGTCCGCGCCCAGGGTCGCGCCCACCAGGCTCACGCCCGGGTTCACGCCCACGCGGTTGGTCACCACCGTGTTGATCATCGTGCCCAGGTCGGTCCCGGCCGCCACGGTCAGCGCGGTCTCGAACCGGTAGCGCTCCACCCGGTCCGAGATGTCGATCAGGCCCACCTCCACCACGCGCTGGTCCGCCTCGGTCCGGGTCCGGCTGGACGCGATCTCGTACGTGCCGTAGGGCACGGTGGCCACCGAGCCGTCCAACAGCTCCAGGCCCAGCTCCACCTCCACGCGCGTCCCGAACGGCGTCAGGAGGTCACCGGGCCGGTGCGGGATCAGCGAGTGGCTGGCGAACGTGAGCCGCCCGTCCCAGCGCGCGTTCCGCCGGGCGTCCTGGGTCAGCGAGCCGGAGATGGGCTCCAGCTCGCGCGTGACGCCACCGCGCGAGAACGTGAAGCGGGACCAGCGCCGGTACCCGGTCGGCGTGCTGAGCGCGGCCTGGTGGCGCGCGGAGCTGAAGCGAGTGGCCACGCCTACCTCCCCGAAAGAATCTTGAGCGGACCGTTTGACACTTCACAGTCAAGCCTGTAATGTTCTCCGTGTAAGGCAAACAACTCCACAGAGACCTCCACCGGGGTAGAGAACCGGGCCTGGCAAGCCCGGGAGGTACGAGCCCGAGGGCAGGGACCGGAGCGCTCCGGTTGCCTGATCCCGGTGGAGGGCCGGAGGGACCGGGGTAGTGAACCGGGGGTGAGCGCCCCGGGAGGTACGAGCCCGAGGGCAGGGACCGGAGCGCTCCGGTTGCCTGATCCCGGTCCCTCGCTCATCACAGGAAGTCCGCCGGGTCGGAGGTCTCCGGCCAGTCCTGGCGGACCATCGTCACCTGGACCACCTTCACGTCCGGAGCCGGAGCGCGGACCGTCCAGCCGGACGGAGCGAACCAGCCGGGCGTCCCGCCCACCGGGCTCCAGTACACAAGCTGGTTGGCCAGCATCTCCTCCAGCTCGTTGATCGCCGGAAGGCCCTCCACCGCGATGACCAGGGTCATGTCCTCCCCGGCCAGCGTGGTGGAGACCGAGGGGAGCCCGCCATCCAGCGGCACATCGTCCGTGACCAGCCGGGGGAAGTCGTGCGACCGGTCGGTGGCCACCGCGATCCGCGCCGTCATGGACGAGAGCCGGTCCAGGTCGTCCCCGTACGTGAAGCTGGGCACGGTCACGCTGGCGAAGTCCGAGACCTTCAGCTCCGGCACCGGCAACGGGCCGCCGGTGATCGTGCCGTCCAGCCGGACGAAATGGGCCTCCCGGTACGGGGGGAGGTGAGAGACCGAGTTCGTGTTCCCGGAGCCCGAGTTCGAGCGCGTGGGCGTGGCCGTGGCCGTGCTCCCGGCCGAGTGCGTGTGCCCGGTGGTGGGGCTGTCGCCCAGGTCCCCGAACGACGGAGCCTCGAACGAGCCGGTGGTGGAGACGCCCACGTTCGTGTCGTGCGAGTGGGCCGCTATGCCGTGGGTGTGGGCTGGCACCGAGTGGCTGTGTGAACTGGAGCCGCCGGTGGAGTTCACCGAGTCCGAGCCCCGGTCCCGGGCGAAGTACGTCCGCATGTCCGGCGTGCCGTTGTTCCCGTCGCACAGCGTCAGGAGCGGATCGAGGTCCGCCACGGCCCCGAGGTACAGCCCGATGATCCGGGTCTGGGTCCCCCCGCCGGTGTTGCGGAGCACCCTCAGCCGCCGGTTGGGTGGCTCCAGCGAGCCGGAGCCGGTCGTCCCGCCACCGGCGGAGGTCAGGTTCCCGGTGCTCGCGGCCACCACGTCCATCGGGTGCGTGTGCCTCGGGAGCCAGCGCGGCGTGGAGGAGCCGTACCCGGCCTCCTGGGAGCTGAGCGGGTTGGACAGGCTGGTGGCCCCGATCGAGTGGTCATGGCTGAACCCGGTGTGGGTGTGCGCGTCCACGGTGTGCGTGTGCGTCGCGCCGCCGGAGTTCGTCCCGCCGTTCCCGGCCGCCGGGGCACCCTTCAGATACCGGCCGGACGAGTCCGCGTCGTCCGTCCAGCCGGACACGCTCTCGGTGGCCCAGCCCAGCACGCCGGTCGGGTAGTTGGCCTGGGAGCCGTCCGAGGAGATCCAGATCACGGTCCTGGTGGGCGGGACGTTGTTCCCGGTGTTCGTGCCCGGCGCGCTGGAGCTGGAGTTCCCTCCGGCGTGCGAGCCGGTGGCGCTCGGCCGCGTGTGGCTGTGCGGCTGGTCCGCCTGGCTCTGGGTCGCGCCGTTGAACCGGGCGGAGGTGGTGGAGGAGTTCGAGGTCCCGGTGGAGCCGCCCACCGAGTGGCTGTGCGCGCCGATGGCGTGCGTGTGGCTGACCCCGGTGTGATCGTGCGTGGTGGAGCCGCCGGTGGCGCTCGGCGCGGCCGTGGTGCTCGCTCCCCGGGGGTACCGGTCGTCCAGCGCCGTGACGCGCGTCCAGCCGCTCGGGATGGTCCCGGCCGTGCCCGGCCAGGCCAGGATCAGGTCCGCCGGGATCGTGTCCGGTAGCTCCACGAATGTCGAGACGTACCCGTGGTAGCGGACTCGGTACGTGATGTCACACGGTTCGCTTGACACTTCACAGTCAGGACCGGGCACCGGCTGGGGGTCAAGCTGGGGGATCGCTAGATCCAGGTACGTCCCGTTCAGGCCATCGGGCACCGTGGCGATGCGCTGGGAGCCGGTGCAATCGTCGCGCCAGACCTCGGCCACCACGTAGTCGTTGTCCCACGCCTGACCACCCGGGTTGCTCCAGCTCACCCGGTACCCGCCGAACTCCGGCTCCACGGTCACCAGGGGAGGCGAGGGCGGGGGGACCTCGTTGGCCACGTCGAACGCGAGCGTCTGGGAGTGCTCGAACGGGTCCGCGCCGCGAATGGTTGACCGGACAACGAACTCCGCCGTGTACGAGCCGTCATCCAGGCCCGTGGTCTGGACCTCGCTGGGCGGAATCCCGGAGCCGGAGCTGGAGAACACGGTGGCCAGCGCCGCGTCCTTCACGGTGACGGACCAGTCCAGCGCCGGAAGCCCGTCGTACCCGGGCGAGCCGAAATAGAGGTCCGGCTGGTTGGTGTCCGTGATGGTGCCGCCGGTCTGGTCCACCCCGGCGTTGTCGCGGACCTCGGGCGAGTAGTCCGGCCGCGCCCGGCAGTCGATGTCCACGTAACACTCGGCGGTCCGGAGTTCGGCCGCGCCGCCGGTCTCCGAGTCCGGCCAGCCCCCGCCGATGTTTAGGTCCGTGAGAGCGCCAGCCGTGTCCAGGCCGAATGCCAGGTCTTGGTACCAGCTCCCCGTCCGCTCGGTGAACGAGGTACTAACCGGTACCGTGTCGAACTCCAGATAATCCTCAGTACCTCGACCGAGGTCAATATCTTCTGTGATCGTCCCGGCGTCACAACGAATACGGACCCGGCCCCTGATCCGGTGCCGCTGGTGATTCGCCGGAGGAGTGTGCGACGCGACGCGAAGATTCCAGTTGTCCCCGTAGTCTGCCAGGTTGAAATCGATATACGTCGCGTCGGAATCGTCGTCGGTAACGGAGTCGAGAGTCCCGGAGGGCACGGCGGTTCCGGCTCCGGCCTTGCGCACGGAGATGGGCCGGAGCGTGTCCGTTACCGCCATGATGCCCCCTCACTCCAGCTCATGGTGACATCCTACGTGCCCACATCGGCGGTCTGGGGCGGCGGCTCCGGACCGGTCCCGATGAACGAGGCCGTGACCTGGCGAATCCGGCCGATTTTGACGATCCGGATGGACTCCTGGACCGGCGCGGCCCAGACCTCGTTCGCGTCGCTCGGGCTGATCAGGACCAGCGGCCGGGCCAGCACCGCGCGGAGTTCGGCCAGCTCGTCCTCGCTCTCCACGGCGGCCGTCATCGTCAGGTCCCGGCCGCTCGGCGGCGCGCTGGTCACGAACCGCGAGCCCATCACGCCGGTGGCGGCCGTGAACGGCCGGGCCACGGACCACTCAAACCGGCCCAGGACCACGGCGTACATCGGCCCGTCCGGGCCGGTGGTCCTGATCAGGTGCTCGTCCTCGCTCCAGTCCAGACAGAACAGCTCCTCCCCGGACCCGGCGCTCCAGTCCGAGACCAGGAGCTGTCCGTCCGAGCGGACGATGGTCCGCGCCCGGTAGTACGAACAGCACTCGCCCGGCTGATGCTCGCACGTCGCGCCGACCCCGGACCGGGGGAGCGTGAAGTCCGTCCACTCGGCGCATTCGTCCGTGGCCAGCGGCCCGAGGATGGCGACGCTGGTCAGGCCCTGGGAACTGACCAGCGCGGCGGCCGGGTTCACGGTCCAGGCGTTGCCGGTGTCGTCGGTGAACATCTCGGTCCCGGCCGCGTGGTTGGTGAAGTCCACGGCGGCCAGGATGTCCCCGGTCCGGCCCACGCGGACCTGGAACGAATAGGCCCTCCCCGCGAAGTTGTCCACCTCCGTGAACTGGGCCTCGTCCAGGTACAGGAGGTTATTGGCCGGTGGCGTGCCGGTCATGTAGAACCGGGGTCGCGCGAACGCGGTACCGGCCGGAGCCGTCCAGGTCTGGGTGATCAGGGTCCACGTGTTCGCGGTCACGGCCGTGGTGAAAGCGGTACTCGTGGTGGTGAATACCTGATCCGCGTCGTACCACGCGATATCGATGCTCACGTTCCGCGAGACAGCGCACCGGACCCAAGTTGACACTGTATAGTCAACCAATTCCGTGACCGGCGTGAATGCCGTCATCTGAGCGCGCGAGGTGGCGTCCACTCCGCTCGGGGTGAGCAACAGGCTCGCCACGCCCTGATGGAATTGCGCGGTAGAGCGCGCCACCGATCCGCCAGCCGCGAACCAGTCCGTGGCGTCGGTCTCGAAGTACGGGTTCAGGTTCAGCGGGTCCCGGCCCTGGACCGCGCCCACCGTGGTCTCGGCCACGCTGGAGGGGTGGAGCACCGAGGTAGGCGAGCCGGTCACCGGGTCCCCGATGGCGGCCCAGTCGCCGTTCTCATCCAGGTACTCGAACACCACGGTCCAGCCACCGGAGCCGTTGCTCACGTCCAGGAAGACCCGGAGGTGGACCCGGCCGAGCGGATCGACCGGAGCCCGGTCGGTGGCGTACGCGGTCACCACGTTGGCGGCCGTGCCGTCCGGGGACCAGGCCAGCGCCAGCCGCCCGGCCAGCGCCGGGTCTCCTCCCCCGTCCGCGTCCAGGAACAGCCGCCAGACGCGCTCCTCCTCGGCGTCGCTGGCCAGCCACTTGGCGGCCAGCGTCTGATCCTGGGCGGGCCGCCAGCCGTCGTCCCGGGCCACCAGGAGGGTCAGCTCCAGGTCTTCCGACTGGACCGGCTCGATATCGGCCGTGGCGTCCAGGGTGATACCCACCGTGGGCTCGGTGCTGATCTCTTTCGAGATCACGGCGGTAGCGCCCAGCTCCAGGCCCGCGCTCGGGGAGCGAGAGTGTGTGCCCGAGGTGGCGGCCGTGGCGTCCAGCGTGAACTCGGCGCGCGGCGCTATCGAGGTGGCCCCAGGGCGGAGCGCCAGGGTCACGGCGGCCCAGCGCCGGGCCTGGGTGGACACGGCCGTGTACGGGCCACGGACCCCGGCCGTGGGGTTGTCGTAGTCGTACGAGACCACGGCGGCCTGGTTGCCGGTGCCGTCCGTGGAGCACGAGATCAACTCATTGTTCGCGCCGGACGGGTCGGTCCAGCTCGTGATCGTGGTCCCGGAGCTGGTCGGCTGGCCGTGGATCGAAACGGTCCAGGCTCCGGCCGTAACCGTCGTGATGGCCGGGGCCACCACGTTGGCGCTGTCCACGTCATCGGAGTCGATCTGGGTAGTGGCGTCCAGCGGCGTGGTGGTGTCCACCGAGTGGTAGACCCGGACCTGGACCACCATCCGCCCGGTGCCGGTGCTCAGCGTGGGCGTGACCGTGGTCCCGCCCTCGGTGCCAGCGGCCACCTTGGTCCACACGCCGAGCCGGAACGCGGCGGAGCCCGCGCGCTCGTTGGCCCTGTTGGTGTACCCGCCCACGGCGGCGGACAGCGTGCTGTTGAACGTGTTCGAGGAGCTAGCCCCCGCGATGACCACGATGAAGTCCCCGGCCTGGGTGCTGGCCGGGATCGTCGCGGCAAGAGACGCAACGGCGGACGAGGACTCAACCTCGGCCGTAGCCCTCAGCGGAGGAGCCACGATGTCCTCCTGGACTAGACGAGGTTGTCAGCGTCAACCGTGGGGGTCACGTTCAGCACGCCCGCCGAACCGAACCCCTCGGAGGGCGATATCTCGAACCCGCCCCGGAACGTGCCGCCGGAGCTGGCGGACCAGATCCCCCAGTGCGTGACCGTGGTCCCGGCCGGGATGTCGATGCTCACCTGGGAGCCGGTCTGGTCACCCGAGGCGGCGGCCCCCCAGGTGGTCTGCTCACGTGCGTACGTGCCGCCCGCAACCTCGTTCGCGCCCGTGGTGCCCGGGTCGCCGGTGTGCGCTGAGATCCAGCTCCCCAGCGCGGTAACCGCGCCCACAGCGGCGTTGAGCGCCGCGTCCGTGAACCCCATGTCCTGGTCCTCCTATACGTCCGGTGTGGATGCGTAAGCGCCGTTCGTGCCCGGTAGCAACAGGTATCCGCCCTGGGCACAGTCCACCCGCTGGATCTCCAGCCAGCCCTCCGCACCGTCGAACGCGTCCACGTCCGGAGCGCACGCGTTGATCACGTAGAACGGGGCCTCCTCGGTGACCGCTGGCGGGTCGGGAGCCGGGATCGCGCCCACCGAGACCGTGAACTCCAGGGTCTCCTCGTCACTGGCGTACGCCGTGTTCGCGCCCAGCGTGCTCCAGACCTGGAGGTGGGCCACATAGTCACCGTTGTCCAGCGGCGTGGTCTGGCGGTTCACCGGGGAGCCGGAGACCGTGCCGGTGTCCCAGACGATCGCGCCGTTCAGGGTGACCCAGTACCGGTACTGGCGCGCGGCCAGGTCGTCCAGGTCCAGCCCATCGGTGCGGATGGTCGGCTGGGCCGTGTCGGAGATCGTGGTGGTGACCGCGCCGGAGCCGTCCAGGATCTGGGGCGTGAAAGTGGGGGCCAGGCGGCTGTCCACGTCCAGGTACAGCTCGGTGATCCGGACGCCGGTGGTCTGCCCGGTCACGTACGTGTAGAGCACCGTGGAGCCGTCCGCCGGTGCGCCGGTGCCCCAGGAGCCCACCACGGTCTCCGGGGAGGCACCGAACAGCGCGGCGGCCCCGGCCACCAGCGAGCCCGAGGAGAGCCGGACCGCCCACCACGCGCTCCCGTCCTCCCCGCGCGCCCGGAGCCGGACCTGATGGCGGCGCTCGCCATCCGGCGGCGCGTCGGCCGGTGTGGCCAGGATCAGCGCCGAGCCGTCGCCACCCCATGCCGCGTACGTGAGGTCCGAGTCGTCCGAGGTCACGCCGTGGAGCGTGCCGGTGCTCGGCGTCCAGCCGACCCCGGAGGAGGTGGCGGACGGTCTCAGCGTGGTGATCGTGCCCATCTCACCTCCCCGTCATCGTGCCAAGGTAGCAGCGCCCAGCCGCTCCAGGACCGCCTCGGCGGCTTCCAGGCCAGCCTCTCGGCCCTGGCCCTGGATGACGATGGCCCCGGCCTGAATGGTCACGTGGACGCCCGCGCCGAGCGCCGCGCCGTCGCCACCGCGCGGACGGCCCGGCGCGACGTTGAACGTGGGCGTCCCGTCCAGGGCGATGGACGGAACGATCTTGCGGACGGCCTTGTCCACCACGCCCATGTTCTTGGTGATGCCTTGGGCCACGCCGGGCGGAATCCAGCGGCCCACCTCCAGCTCGGCCACCTTGGACGGGGAGCCGATGCTCAGGGCGTCCTTGAACCCGTCCACGATCCGCTTCGCGGCGTTGCGCGCGGCGGCCACCGCGCCGGAGATCGCGCTGGTGATGCCGTTCTTCACGCCCGCGATGATGTTCCGCCCGGCACCCACCAGCCAGGAGGCGGCTCCGCTGAACGCGCCGGTCACGGCCGAGCGCACGGTGGACAGCGCGCTCCGGATCTTGCCCGGAAGCTGGCGGATGATGTTGATGGCCCCGGAGACCAGGCTGGACGCCTGGTTCCGCGCGGCGCTCCCGGCGGAGCTGAACACGGATGAGACGATCGAGATCAGCGAGGAGATCGCGCTCCGGGCGCGACCGGGCAGGGACGCGAAGAACCCCACCACGGCCGAGATGCCCGAGGAGACGATCGAGCGCGCCGTGGACCACACGGCCGTGAACACGCCAGCCACCAGGCCCGGGATCGCGCGGATGGCGCTCATGATCCGGCCCGGCAGATTGATGAAGAATGAGACGATCGTCCCGAGCCCAAACCCGATCAGATAGGCGATATTCGATACGAGGTTCGAGAAGAAGCCAGCGATAAGACCGGGGAGCGCGGCCAGCGCGCTCATTATCCGGCCCGGGAGCGACGTGAAGAATCCCATTACCGTGGTCACCAGATTGGTGACGAACGAGGTAATGGCGCTCCAGATATTCGAGAAGAACCCGGTAATGGCAGACCAGGCGGAGGAGACCGCGCCCGGGATTCCGGCGAAGAACGAACCGATGGCCCTCGCCACGCCGACGATGGCAGGCCACGCCGTTCCCACGAGCCAATCGATCGCGGCAGCCCCGCCAGCCTTGATCGCGTTCCAGGCGATAACCAGTCCGTCCAGCACCTTGGACAGGCCATAGATCGAAACCGCTATGTTCGTGATGACCTGTTCCAGCGCGCCGAACAACAGCCCGATATTGCGGACGTTGTTTTCATTCGACGCGAATAGCGCGAATACCTCTCCGAGGAGAGTGCCGAGCCGGGGGAGGTTCTGGCCCAGCGCTATCAGCGCGTCGCGCATTCCCTCCAGCGTCTTGGGGTCCGAGGTGAGAACCTTCAGGAACTCCTCGACAAACCCGGCCATTCCCTCGGTCAGCGGACCGATAGCGGGGGCCAGTCCCTCGAATATGCCGTGGAGGAGCGGCGTCAGTTCCAGCGCCTTATCGGCTAGGAAATTGAGCGCGTCGGTGAACGGCTCCATCAGCGGCGCGGCGGCGGACTTGCCGACGTTCTTCAGCGTGTCGCCCAGCCGCCGCAAAGAGCCGTCCAGCTTCTCGAACGCGGCGTTGTCCTCCACGGCCGCCTGGGCCTTGGCCAGCTCCGCGCGAGCCTCGGCCAGCGAGCGCTTGGCGGCGGCCGTGCCGCTCTTGGCCCGTTGCTGGGCCTTGCGGACGCGCTCCTCCGCCTTGTCGAGATCGGCCTGGGCCTCGTCCCGGGACTTCTTGGCCCCGAACAGCGCGGCGGCCCCGATGCCCAGGAAGACCGCGCCGAGCCCGGCCGTGGCGATGGCGGCGGCGAACGCGCCCACGAACGCGGCGGCGGCCGTACCGGCCACCGCGATCACGGCGGCCCCGATCGGCGTGGACAGCGCCGCCGCGAACGGCGCGCGGAGCGCGGAGAAGGTGGCCGTGTCCGGGGTGAACGCGCGCTTCAGGAAGCTGGAGAACCGGCCCTTGCCCAGGGCGTCCCCAGCGCCCTTCTCAGCGCCCTCCCCAGCGGCGCGGCCAGCCTCGCGGCCCATGCTGACGAACTTGCCGCGTGAATCCCGGAGCCGCCCGTCAGCGCCGCGCGTGATGCCCTCGGCCAGACCGGCCCCGGCCTCCTCGCCGGACTTGCGGATGCCCTCGCTGTCAACCTCGACTTTGACCGGATCTAGCTCGATTCGTGACAATGCACGGTCAAGGTCTTGTTCGGTCTGGCGCGCGAAGTTGCGAACATCGCCCCTGACCTCGACCTCTGCCCGGCCAACATCCGTCACGGTCCCAGCGTACGGACCAGGGAATGCCCCGTCACTCCGGTACAAGAGGGCATCTCGGCTAGGCTGTCCGTCATGGATGTGTCACGCGCTCAGCTCTCGAACCTCGGGGACGAGGTGGAGCTGGTGGACCCTGGGTTCCCGTGGACCGTCCGGGTCCGGCTGTCCGAGGATGCGGACCGGCCGGTGGTCCTGGGCCTGACCGTGAAAGCCCGCGACGGCCAGGCCATCACGTCCACGGCGCTGGCCCAGATCCCGGTCCGCCAGCTCGCTAGCGTGGCCGCGAGCGCGCTCCGAGGGGAGGGGGAGGCCCAGTACCGGATGCTGGCTCAGCCGCGTCCTCCGGGCTCGCGGAGCTGGCCTCCCGAGCACTTCCGGCGCGTCCAGCGCGTGGCGGCCTGGGCGAAGCAGACCGGCCGCCCTGGCGGCGCGGCTGGGGCCGTTGCCGAGTTCTGGGGCGTCCACTACCGGACCGCTCGCCGGTGGCTACGACACCCGACGTAGGCCGTGGCCCGGCCATCGCCTCGAACTCGTCCTGGACCTTCTCGCGCTGGCGCTTGGTGGGCTTGCCCCGGGTCAGGGCCTCGTTGTCCAGGAGCGCCAGGAACTTGTCCAGGTTTTCCTTTTCCATGCGAGACGTGAGGATTTCATATATCGCATCCAGCGCCGCGCCGATCGGCTGGAGGTCCCAGCGGAACCCGGCCTGAGCCAGCACTCCGCCCACCGTGCCCCACTGGGCTTTCGCCACCACGGCCAGCACGAACGCGGCGTGGAACGAGCGCCCGGTGACCTCCTCGATCGCGTCGTTCGCGGCCTCGGTCAGATCCTCCCCGGAGACCTCTCCGGCCAGGAGGAGTTCGTCCAGGTTGTCAGGGTCATCCGGACTTGACGCTATAAAGTCAAGAACCTGGGCGAGGTCCCCGGACGCGATTACCGGCCACCAGTCCACGGCCGGAAGGGCCGGGATCTCGAACTCCCGGCCCCCCAGCGTCAGCGTGATGGCCCAGCACCGCATCGACGCGAGCGGGTCCACGTCCACGGCTCAGTCCTTCGCCCGGCGTGCCCACTCCAGGAGCCGGGTCACCGTGTCGCCCGGCCCGGCCCCGTCCCAGCGCGGCGCGTGCTCGCGCTCCTCCACGCCGCTGAAGTCGTCCCAGTGCGCCAGCTTGTAGTGGTACGTCACGGTTCCGGTGGGTAGGTCGATGCCCACGATGAAGTACCCCGGGAACATCGGGTCCCCGTCCGGATGGTGGGCCTTGCTCCGCCAGGAGGGCATCGACACGGCCAGCGCGGCCGTGAGCGCGCGCCGGTGGTCGTACAGCTCCCCGAACGTGTGGTACCCGTCCGTGATCTCGCTGGCCCCGCCCGGGAGCGCGCGAAGCGCCTGGTTCAGCAGCGCGCGCAAGGTGGGCGCGTCGTGGTTGGTGGCGGCCCGGAGGTCCAGCGGGTCCAGGCTGGTGGCTACCACGTACGCGTACGGCATCCCGCCCGCGAGCGCGTCCAGGACCGTGCTCTCCGCGTCGTCCGGCTCGGCCACGCTCTCGACGTACTTCGCCTCACCCACGCTCGGCCTCCAGCCTGGGCGGGTCCACCACGACCTGGGGCCGCGCGACCGGCCCCGGCCGCCCGGTGGCGTCGCGGATGCCCGCGCGGACCCCGGCGTCCTTGGCCTCCACCAGCTTGTTCAGCGCCGTGGTCAGCTCGGGCGAGTCCGTGAGCACCGTGCGGACCAGCTCCACGGCGGCCACGTAGAACGGCTCCGAGTAGCGCCGTAGCGCCTCGGGGAGGTGGGAGAATACGAGCCACTGGAGCGCGGCCTGGGTGCCCGCGTGGCGGCCCTTGGTCACGTGCCAGGCGTGGTCCGCCGTGCCGAACTCCGGCGGCGGCCCGTCGTCCCTGGTACCTACGGGTTTCACTTCGCGGCCTTCTTCCCGGCCGCCTTGCGGACGGCCTTCTTGGTGGTCTTCTTGGCGGCGCGGCGCTCGGCGCGCGTGCCGTGCTCGGCCTTCTCGCGCTCGGCCGCTTCGGCGTACGCCTCCACGGTCTTGTTGATGATCTCGGCCGTGCCCTTCAGGTCCACCCGGCCGTCCAGCATCTCGTCATCCAGCCAGGTCACGTCCACCGGGTTGACCAGCACCGAATCGATGATCCGGCGCGTACGCTCCAGCGCCGTCATCACCTGTTCGGCGTTCCAGTCGTCGGTCTCGGCGCTCTGGAGCTGGCGGAGCGTGCGCTTCCAGACCAGGAGCTGTTCGGGCTTGGGCAGACGGACCCACAGCGTCCGGCCCATGAACTCGATCTCCAGCTCCGGCGGCATCTCCGGCGCGGCGGCCTCCTGGGCCTCGGCATCCTGTTCGGTCATGGTGCCACCATACTCCAGGATGAGGGGGCATCTCAGCCGATGGTGACCGTGAATCCCTCCTGGGGGGCCACCTCGCGGAGCGCCTGGGCGAGGTACGGCCGCCCGGCACGGGCGGGCTGGTGGACCTGGCGCGCGTAGACCGTCCGGCCGCCCACGGTGAACCTGAGCCGTCCGCCGGGCCGCCTCGGGCGGATGGTGAGCGCGCGCCGCCCCTCGTGGACGGCCGCCGCGTACCGCGCCGAGTAGGTCACTCCGCCGATCACGAGCGCGCCAGCCACTCGGGCCAGGTCCATCCGGCCGGACGCCCGGAGGTACCCGGTGTCCACCGGGACGAGGATCTGGCTACGCGTGTACGTCCGGCGGACCACGCGGTTCACGCGCCGCTGGGCCTCGTCCGTTCCCACGGCCTGGAGCTGGGCTCGATCGAGCCGGAGCCGGTACGCCACCATGCCGCGAGCGTACCGCTTGACACTTTACCGCCATGCCTGTAACGTAGTTGGTGAGCGAGGCCCCCGGCGGAGAAGGCGATTGAGTCGCGCCCCGGGTAAGTCCTCGCTCCACAACAAAAGTCGGGTCTTGCGGCGGAGAAGGCTCGCCTGTTAAGTTCGAGACCACGAGAGCGGTGGCCCCCGGCCGGTTCGAGCCCCCGGGGGCTACCTGCCGTCAGGATGAGGTTGCCCCGGTCTCGGCGCAATCGCACGCTGGCCCCTGGATCGTCACCGGCAGGATGCCGCCCACGCACGCGCCCTGAACGTCGATCGGTTGCCAGACCCCGGTCAGCACGCGGCCCGAGCGCCGGGGGTTGGCGTCGATGAAACAGCAGATCGCGCGCCGCATAGCCGCCGCGTCGTCCATCACGGCCTGGACCGTGGCCTCCCACTGATCGCCGGTCGGGATCGCGTTCTCGTCCCCCACCGGCGCACAGCGGACCGCGCCCAGCTCCAGCGTGACCGCCCAGGCCCGCGTCCCGCCCTTGACCGGCTGGGCGTCCTGAACCGGGAACGTGGCGGAGCTGGGGAAGAACGCAGACGGCCGGACCCAGGCCAGGCCCTCGCAACACTCGTCCTCGTACGTGCTCAGGAGGTGGGCCACCACGTTGCCCGGCCGGAGCTGGACGTACGCGGGCGGGCTGGCCACCTTGGCCAGCTCCTGGTCCAGGCACGCGAGGAGTTCCTGGGCCAGCGGCATGACCAGCGGGTCCGCCACCATGTCAGCTCCCCGCCGGGACGATGGTCACCCGGTCGCACGCCTCGGGGAGGTCCAGCGAGAGCACGACCGGCGGACGCTGGCGGCGGCCCGGGTTGTACGTGGTGATCACGTCGTCCACCTCGCGGATGCCGGTCTTCCCGTCCGCCGGTGCGGGCGGCTCCAGCTCCACCTCCACGCCCTGGCGGGACAGCCGGGTCATCTTGGCCGGGAGCCGACACGCGCCACCGGCCAGGGCCTTGGCGTACTCGCACGCGAGCATCGCGGCGGCCACCTGGAGCGGCACCGGCACCGCGCGGCCCTGGCCGTACGTCACCACGAACGCGCCGGTCTCGCCCTCCTCGGCCGCGAAGTTCTGGCACAGCGGCCAGCACTCGCCATCGGTGCGGACCAGGAGCCAGGTCCCCCCGGCCACGTCCACGCGGTACGCGCTGGCCGGGATCACGTCCTCGCCCACCAGCACCTCGTCCACGCTGGCGACCGGCCCCCGGAGCACCACGGCGCACGCGCTCTGCCCGCAACACGCGGACGCACACCCGGCGTTGAACCAGCGCCCGGAGAACAGGAACGGGCCGCCCGGCACGCCGAGCCCGCCCAGGCCCGGACCGACCGGGAACGCCTGGTACGCCAGCTCCGGCCCGGCGGGCTGGCCCGGCCGGACCGTCACCGGGCAGACCCCGAACTGGCGGCCGGTGGCAGCCCACAGGAACGAGGAGGCCAGCGCCAGCGCGGTCTCCTGGCGCTCCGCCGGAACTTCCGCCCAGCCGTCGCACACGCCCAGCTCTATCGGGTCCACGTCCCAGTTGCACGGTGCCATCGCGGCCTCCTCGTCCTGTTCAGGCCCAGCGTACGGGAGCCGACAGGCCCACCGGGAGACCTCCCCGGCGGGCCTGTTGACAGTCGAGTGTCAGGAGCTGAGCGACTGGCACCCGCACTCGGGCTCCGGCGGCGCGAGCTGGGTCCAGATCGGGAGGTGGTGCGTGTCGCTCGGAATGGCGCTGGGGAGCGGGGCCGGGTCCCCGTTCGTGTCCACCACCACGTCGTACGGGCCGGTGGCCCACGGCGTGCCCTTGCGCGTCCGGCCCACCACCGTGAACGTGATCAGGTCGTTCGCAATCACGATGTCCTCGGAGAGCGCGCCCTCCACGACCCACGGCAGGAGGTTGTACCCGTAGAACGGGAGCGGGTCACCGGGGAGGCATTCCTCCTCGGCGTTGCCCATCCACGTCTCCAGCGCGAAGTTGGCCGTGGCGAAATCGCTCTCTGTGACCGGGAACCCGATCACGTTGCCGTCCGCGTCCTCGTACGCCTGGAGCCCGGTCACGATCGTGAACAGCTCCGGGTCCACTTCCTGGAACACGATCGACACGTCGTACCAGTTCAGGCTCGGTGCCCCGCGCTGGTTGACGATCGCGCGGCCTCGGGCGTTGCGCTGGAGGAACCGCTCCCCCTCCTCCACGTTGGGGGTCATGGTCACGGACACGAACCCGTCCGAGACCGCGTACGCGCACTCCCCGAACTCGGGGTTGCCGCACTCGTCCAGACGGGTGACCCGGATGGTCTCCCCCTGGAGCGGCTTGGCACACAGCAGATTGGCCACTAGGAACCCACCTCCTCCAGAGGATCGAACTCCGCCCGTCCGGCGAAGCACTCGAAAGCGACGGCGTACGCGCGCTCGGCCACCAGGACACGCTCGTTCGTGGCCTGGTTCAGCGCGTCGTACACCTGGATCTCCGGCGCGCGCCAGACGGCGGTCTGACCGGTCACGATCAGCGAGCCCGCCGGGTATGCGCCGAACGCCCAGACGCTCCCCAGCGGCGTGACCTTGCGCGGACCGTCCTGGACGATCAGCCCGGCCTCGGCCGCGAACGCGGCCACCTCCACCGGCGCGTGGAGATACGCCACCCCGCCGTACCCGTTGTCCGTGTACGCGTAGCGCTCCAGCGCGCCCACCACGTCCGTGATGAGCGCCGGGTCATACCCGCTGGCCAGGTTTGACGCTTCAACGTCAAGAGCCAGGATGTCCAGCGAGTTGCCCTCCAGGTCCAGCCCGGACCAGAACGCGCGCTCCACGGCGGGCTGTTCGTTGGCCTCCAGGCGGCGGAGCACCTTGCCCCGGTACTCCTCCAGGCTGTAGCCCGGAGCGCCACAGTTCAGCGTGGCGAGCACCGCGAACACGCCGGAGCCCACCTCGTCCACGTCCGTGTCCAGCGGCTTCTCCGGCGCGGCCACCTCGCCGGAGTAGCACGTCACGCCGTAGGCGTACGCCTCCCCGCACGTGACCGGGACGTACCGGACACCTCCGCCCTCCCCGTGCGTGGGAAGGTCGATCGGGCCACTGGCCGCGTCGAACAGGCCATACCGTCGCCGGAGCGGTTCGGGGGCCGGGACGATCCGGCCCGGGATGATGGTCACCCTCGATCACCTCCTCGGTCTTGCTCGGGGCGTGCCCCGGCCGGATCGAGGTCCGGCCGGGAGCCCAGGGAGATGATCAGGCGGTCGGGCAGCATCCCACGATGCCCGCCGGGTCCACGCCGACCTCGTACAGGCGGCTGTCCGCGCACATCTGGAGCACGTTGAACCCGTCCTCCGCGAACAGCGCGGTGTACTGGTTCTGGGTCAGGAGCGCGTTGTCGTACACGGTGTCCAGGTTCACCACGTCGCGGACGGCCTTGACCCAGGTCCCGGCCGGGTAGACCAGGAACTGGACCTCCTCGGGGAGGGCGGTCAGGGACGTGGCCGCGCCGGGGCCGCCCACCAGGCCGCTGTACGCGTCCTGCCAGTCGTACACGAACCGGGGGACCGCGCCGCGCGTGGTGAACGCGGCCAGGATCTCGGCGTTCGTAACGTTGATCGCCATCACGCCGCGCCGCCGGGCGAGCGCCGCCCGGATCGGCACCATGACCCACGCCGGGAGCACGACCTCCATCGTGGTCCCCCGGCCCATCCGGTGCCGGTACCGCATGTCCTCGATCGCCAGCTCCACGGCGCTCAGGAGCGAGCTGGCCGCGTCGTCGGAGTCCGCCACCTGGGGAATGGTCACCGGCGCACCCGAGCCGGTCACGATCCGGGAGATCACGGACTCGTTGATCTTGTGGGCCAGCGCGACCATCGCGCCCCGGCTGAACCGGGTCACGGCCTCGGGGTAGCCCCGGCGCTGGAGGAGCGAGCCGGTGATACAGACGTACGCCACGTCCAGCCGGACCTCCACGAAGTCCGGGCACGGGATCTCCACGCACACCTTGGCCGTGTCGTTCTGGACGTCGTACTCCGTCAGGATCACGTCCCCCCCGTCACCGATGGAGTCGTAGATCGTGGAGAAGTCGGGGCCGCCGTTCTCCGGGATGAAGAACCCGCCCCGGGTGGCCTGGACCTCCGCGATGTCCAGAAGGCCCTCCATCGTCTCCAGCTCGCACAGGTCGTAGATCGTCTCCGAGGGGGCACACCAGCCCACGGCGGCGGTCAGCGAGCGCCCGGCGGAGAGCTGGCGCTCCATGCTGGCGGTCAGCGAGCCGCCGGGGAGGCGGCTCTCCCGGCTCGCGTAGTCCAGGATGCTCAGCGCATCCTTGCCGTCGCGGATGACCAGCTCCTCCGGGAACTCCCGGCGGAACGCGACGTTGCCGTGGCGGGTCAGCGACCGGCCGCCGATGACGTACCGGTTGCGGCCCGGCGCACGCCGGGCGCGGCCGTTGCGCGTGGTGGAGCTGGAGTACGTGGCCAGGCGGCGCTCGATCAGCGCACCGGCGTCGGAGAACGTCGGGATGACCGCGCCCACGTTCTGGGCGTCCACGCTGGCCACCATGCTGGCGTAGCGCTCGGGCTTGGTCTCCGGGGCCGGGTCCAGGGTCGAACCGCTCGGCTGGTTGGCCGGGACCGGCTCGGTACCGGTCGGCTCGGGGGCCGGGACCGGCGGGGCCGGGGTCGGCTCGGGCTCGGTGGGCGCGAGGCCGGCGGCCAGCTCGGCTCGCGCCGCCTGGGCGGCGGCGGCCAGCTCGGTCCGGCGGGTCTCCTCGGCGGTCACACCGGCGAACAGGTCACGGGTCGCCACCAGGACCTCGGCGCTGGCGGTCTGGTCCTCCGCGATGGTCTGGGCGTGGGTCCGGACCTGGGCCAGAAACGCGGCGAACTCCTCGGCGGAGAGCGCGGTCAGGTCGGCCGGGATCTCGAACGGGAACATGGTCCGTCCTCCGATAGTCGGTCGTCGCTAGTGATCGACTTCCAGCCGGACCGAAACCTGACGCTGGTGTGTCAAGCGAGATCGTAGCACCGGGGCGGCCATCTCAGTCCGAATGCCCTGCCAGGTAGCGGATCGCTGCTGCCAAGATCTCCGGATCGTCCTTGAAACAGCCCAGTCCTTGGTTGCACTTGTGACACAGCAATTTACGAATCTTGCCTGAAACGTGACAATGATCAACCGCCAGGGCGGCCATCGAAACCTGGATACCGTCAGTAGTCCTCTTACCCGGCGGACGCGGTAGATCATTTTCATGCAGCCCGCATACAGCGCACCGGTAGTTCTGACTAGCGCGCATCGAGTTGTACTGGTCCAAGGTGATCCCGTGTCTACGGCGGAGATTCCAATCCCGGTTCTTCTGCGTGTGTTCTTCCCGGTTCTTCTGCCGGTCCAATCGTCGGCGCTCGGTGTTTCTGGGCTGGGCATCCTTGGGATTCTTGTACGGCACGGGAGTAACATTACCAGGAAATGTCCCCTCCCCGGAGGGTTGACACTTCACAGTCATGGCGGTAATGTAGTCCGTGTGAGGGGGACAGGCCCGACAATGATCATGCAGCGCACTGCCCTTCGCGGCGTTGAGGTCCCCTCGCTCCGGAACCTCCGGGTCCCGGCGAGCCTGGTACCCGAGATCGAATGGACCGGCCAGTACGAGGTCAAGGTGACCGCCACCGGCGTCCGGTGCGGCAACCACGGTCGGACCGCCCCCGGCGAGCACGTTCACCACGCGAACCCGGCCAGCGTGCGGGCCTGCTACCGGGCCACGGCCGAGATGGAAGCGGACCAGGCGGCGGAGATCGCGGCGGAGCTGGCGTACGAGCGCCACCTGGAGGACCGGGGTTACTGGGACGCCAGGGCTCAGGAGGACTGGGAGAGCCGGAACGGCGTGATCCAGTTCGAGGACGCGTACCGGATGGCGTGCCCGGAAGCGTTCGAGGACATGCCGATCGACGCGTGACCAGCACGGACAGCGAGACCAGGCCCCCGGGAAACCGGGGGCCTCTCTCGTGTTGACACTTCACAGTCAAGCCTGTAATGTAGTCCGTGTGAGGGGGACAGCCCCCGAACCGGTTGAAAACTACACAGAGAGGCGCATCGGAGATGATCGAGAAGTCCGTGAAGGTGATCGTGGACATCAGCACCGACCCCCGCGTGAACGGCCGGTACTTCGCCCAGCTCGTGGACACCACCCACGGCACCGCGAACCAGCTCACCACCCGGGTCCGCGACCTGGACGAGATCCGCGAGTTCATCGGAGAGGTCAAGGCCCAGGCGGAGCCCATGAACATCCGGGTGGACGTGGAGGACCGGACCGGTGAGCTGGGGCTCTGAGCCCCAGGGTGAAACGAGGCCCCCAGCCGCTGGCTGGGGGCCTCGCCGCGTCCGTACCGCTCGGGGGGACCGGTCCGGTTCACGCGGTCTCGGGGGAGGAGGGTCAGCTCTGGGCCTGAGCCCAGGTGACCACCTCCGTGAACGCCTGGGCGCGACCGGCGGCCAGGCCCTCGTCCCGTGCCGCCTGGAGCCGCGCCGGGACCGTCTCCAGCTCGGCGCTGGCGTCGTCCAGCTCCCGGGTCAGCTCGGCCACGCGGAGTTCCAGTTCCGCCACCTGGCCGCAACACGGGTCCGGCTCGTCCACCTGGGCCGCGTCCGCCATGATCTCCTCCAGCGCGGCCCGCGTCAGCAGGCGGCCCGGTCGCTGGCCGGACGGGTCAGCATAGGCGTTGTTGTGGTTGTTGTACCAGACCATCGCCCAGAAAACGGCGTCGATCGTGTTCTGGTCCTTGGCGTACGCCCAGTGCTCGCGGACCGCCTCGGCCACGTCCTCGTTGTCCAGCGCCGTGTCCACCGGGACCACCTGGCCCCACTCGCGGATGATCAGCTTCCGGCCCTCGCGCCGGGCGAACTCCAGCGGCTTGGCGAACATCTCGGCCCCGGTGCGGTACACGGACCGGCCGATGTTGAAGCAGTCGAACGCCACGCCGTCGATGCGCGGTTCGGCCGCTATCGTGCCGCCCCAGTTCGCCTCCCAGACCGCCGTGTCCGTGCGGTACCGGTCCTCGGTGAAGCACACCCAGTGCTGGACCCAGAGCCGCCACGGCGCGGCCTCGCGGAGGTCCGCGAAATCGATCTGGCGCTGAATCCAGACGCTCGGGGCCGGGTCGCTACGCGGGTCGGTCGGGGAGCGCCACTGGTCCGGCTCGTGGTGGAGGAACAGGAACACGCGGCCCCGGAGATGTTCGGGCATCGTCGCCACGCAAGCGCCGATGGCGGCCACGTTCGTGTGCTTGATCGAGACCAGGAACACCACGTCCGGCCCGGCCTCGGTGAACCACGCCTCGGTCCAGGTGGGCAGCTTGGTCCCGTCGTAGTAGTCGCTCCAGACGCCCAGGTCCGGGAAATCGGCGTGGACGCGTCGCCACGCCTCGGTCTTGGTCTCCCCGGTGACGGTCGGGTACGTGAGCCCGAACCGGGGCTTGACGGCCGTGGCCATCACGCGGCCTGAGCTGGCTTGATCACGGTGGAGCCCGGGTGCCGCGCGGCGAACGCCGTGGCCTCCTGTTCGGTCCGCTTGGTCACGGTCAGCCCGCCGGGCAACTTGACCTTGAACTTCTTCGCGGCGGCTCCCTTGCACGCACAACCCATCGTTCAGTCCTCCTCGTCCTGGTAGCCCAGTATCCGTGCCAGCCCCTGGGCTCGGGCGGCCAGGTCCAGGTCATGCCTGTCCCAGCCCGGCTCGTACGTCTCCCCCGTGCGCTCCCGGCTGGGCTCGTGGCGGTTGCACCGGGGCTCGGCCAGGGCCTCCTCGGCGCGGCGCGGATTGCCACCAGCCCAGGCCAGGAACCGGCCGAACAGCTCCGGGTCCTGGCGCACCACCTCGAACCGGAGCACCATCTCTGCCCTGGTCAGGGCGGCGCTGTTGAGCTGGACCCACGCCTCCAGCGCCCGGTTTTCCGGCTCGGCCCAGTCGTAGACCTCGGGGAACGCCTCGGACAGCGGCTCGTGGTAGAGGTTGGTCAGGTCCCAGGAGAAGAACCCGATCTCCACCATGCTCTTGACCACGGCCAGCGGATGGCGGACCAGGAGCGCGACCGGGAGCCCCTGGGCGTCCACCGCGTCCAGCTTGCACGCGGCCACCCAGGAGACCTCCGCCCGTAGCTCGTCCGGCCACTCCCCCGAGCGCCACGGGCTGAACACATCCTCGTGACCGGTCGGGATGCCTACCCTGGTCAGCGCGCGGGCCAGCCACGTGGTACCGCACCGGCCGGAGCCGGTCACCACGAACCGGTCCCGCATGACCAGCGGCGTGTCACGCACCGGGCGGACCCACCAGCTCCGCCAGCTCGGCGCGCGCCAGCTCGGCGCGCTCGCGCTCGGCGGCCAGCACCGGCTCCAGCTCGGCGGCCAGCTCGGCGCGGGCGGCCTGGGCCGCCGCGCGCTCGGCCTGGCGACGCTCCAGGGCCTCGGCCAGCGCGTCCACGTCCACCAGCGGCCCCGAGGAGCGGAGCACGGTCAGTCCGTCCGGGTCCGGCCCGAGCGCGGCCGTGAGCGCCACCTGGCGGCCCGCCCGGCTGAACGTGCCCGGGATCGGGAACCCGGGCTCCGCGTGCTGGCGCGGCCCCGGGGAGAGGGCAAGCACCTCCACCAGGCTCAGCCCGGCCGGGGTCTCGCGCCAGTCGCCGGAGACCTTGCGGCGCTCCAGGATGCTCCGGGTGCTCGTGTCCAGCGCGGACTCGATCACCCCGGCCACCACGATCCCGTGCGCGTCGGAGTACGCCCGCACGTGGGCGGCCACGGCCTTCCCGTCGTACTGGGCCATCGTGGCGGCGGCCGTCAGGTTCAGGCTCGGGTGCCGTCCGCCCACGGTGATCCGGCCCGCCCAGATCGTGCCCCCGTCCGAGGTCTCCACCGGGAACCGGTTGAACCAGGCGTACTCGCCGGTCTCGTCACGCGGCGCGGTCACGCACACGTCGGCGTACCCGACGTGGCACGTCCGCCAGGTGGCGATGTGCCCGAACACGCGGCCGGTCTCCCAGTCCCACGTGATCGGGGTCGGGCCGGTCAGCGCCGGGAGGTCGAACGCGGCCACGGCCGGGAGCGGCGCGGTGCCGACCGAGGCCACCAGTGCGGCGGCGCGCTCGGTCTCGGCGGCGGCCTGGGCGGCGCGCTCGGCCTCGTCCTCGGGCACCTCGTCCGGGATCAGCTCGAACGGCCGGGAGGTCTCCGCGAACGCCGGGATCGAGACCAGCGTGGCCGCGCGCACGCGCCCGGCGGTCACCAGGAGTTCGATCGCGGGCTCCTCGCCGGTCTCCTCCAGGATCTCCTCGTACCGCTCCCAGGTGACCTCCTCGTCCGTCCCGGCGAGCACCGGCACGCCCTCGAACGAGTCCAGGTCCACGGACGGCCCGAGCGTGCCCTGGCCCGCCAGGTGCATGGCCTCGGCCACGTCCTCGGCCAGCCGGGGCATCTGGTCACGGTCGATGCCGTCGAACATCTCGCCGCGCGCCCAGACCGCCATCATCGCCTTGTCCAGGCCCTTGGCGGCCTCGGCGGAGACCCACTCCCCGGCCAGCGCGTCCTTGACGGTGGCCACGGTGGCCTCCTGGACCGCGCCCACGACCACGGCCCCGTTGTGCCCGCCCTCGCGCTCGCGCGCCCACTCGAACGGGAACGGGGCGTCCGCCAGCTCGATAGCGCCGTCCTTGAACCGGCGGCCGTCGCTGGTGGACAGGCCGATCGGTGCGAGCATCGTCCGGAACTTGGTACCCATGACTGCCTCCTGTCCGTACCAGGCTACCGGCCGCGCCGGAACTGGCGATTGCTGAGATCAACGAACTCCCCGGGCTCCACCAGGAGCACGGTGCATCGGCACTGGATGACCTCCTGGGGAGGGCCGGACGGGTCGCCAGGGAAGGCCAGCGGGAACCCGCCCACGATGAACGGCGCGGCCAGCGGCACGCGCTGTCCGTCCGCCACGTCATGCGTCGGCCGGGTGCGCCGGTCGTCGGTGGCCAGCCACAGCTTCTCGAACGTCTCGCCGGTCTCCTCGGCCACGGCCGCGAACGCGTCCGAGCGCCCGGCGTTCAGCGCGCCGATCGTCTCGGTGCGCGCGATCACGGTCGCCCGGTTCGGCCAGCGCTCGCTCCCCGAGGTTGACAGAACACTGTCAACCCGGGCGGACAGCTCCGGGATCGTCTCGCCCAGGTTGGCCCCTCGGACCACCTCGGCGGCCACGAGGTCGTACACCTCGTCCGGCACGCGGACCAGCCGGTTCCGGACCTCGGCCAGGTACCGGGTCATTGCCGGACGCTGGTCCCAGGCGTAGCCCCGGCCCAGTAGCTTCTCGAACGCCAGCGCCAGGGCCTTCCAGACCTCCCCGGCCAGGATCAGCTCCACGGCCTCGCGCCACGCCGGGACGCGCGCCCAGATCGCGTCCAGGTCTGGCGGCCGGTCCGTGCGCACCACGCGGCGCGCGGTCAGCGTCAGCCACTCGGCCAGCGCGGCCCACACGGCGGCGCGGATGTCGCGCTCCACGCGGGCGGCCTCCAGCCGGGCGTCCAGCCGGGCCGGGAGCCACGGGTCCCGGCCGCGCCCGTCCCAGACCGGCCCGGTCACCCGGGCCTCTTGATCGGCTCGTACCGGGGCTCGCCCTCGGAGCTGAAGGTCAGCCGGGTGTACCGCGTGCCGCCGGAGCTGGCCAGCTCCACCAGGATCATGATCGGGAGCCAGAGGCCCACGGTCAGGACCAGGAGGATCAGGTGGACCCCGGTGGAGATGCCGCTCCCCGAGCCGCCGCTGGCGAAGATCGCGCCGTCCGGCTCGCGTCGGTGGAGCCGCCACCCGGCGGCCGTCATGAGCTGGACCTCCCGGAGGAGCCGGTCCTCCTGGCGTGGCGTCGTGATCATGCGGCCTTCACCAGCCCATCGCCTCGGTTGGCCACGCTCAGCGCGGCGAACAACAAATCATCATGGTGGCGGATGCCCCGGGTCAGGAGTTCGTGGACGTACCCGGACAGGAGCCGGTGGAGGTCGTCGGCGTTGACGCCCAGGTCCGAGGCCACCAGGCCCACGTGGGTCCAGGCCCCCTCGGTGACCTTGGCGGCCTTCTCCGGCGTGATCGGCCCCACGTGGTGGTGGAGTTCGTGCCGGGGCACACCGGACCACCGGCCGCGCCGCTCCTGGGGCGTGGTCAGCCGACCCCCAGCCAGCTCCAGCGCCCGGTACACCATCAGCTTGGCGCTGGCGTTGAACACCTCGGCCGGGGAGGGCGGCGCGGCCACGCGCGTGGCGGCCAGCTCGATCCGGCGGTCCAGCGCGGCCGTGATGGCGCGCGCCGAGCCGTCGTCGTCCGGCGGGTCCGGGGCCTCGCCGTCGTTGGGCGGCCCGTCCTCGGCGGGCTCGTCCTCGGGGTCGTCGGCGTCCGTGTTCTGGTCGGCCGTGGCCGGAAGGCCCACGCTCTCGATCCGGGGCAACCCGAGGAGCCGCTGGACTTCGGGGTCCAGGAGGAGGTCCGGCTGGGTCATGGCAGCGCGGAGGAGGATCTGGGCGGCGCGCTCCTGGACGTTGGGCATCTGCTCGGGGTCGAACGCCCCAGCCTTGACCACCTCGTCATCGCGGATCAGGAACCGCTCGTGGAGCTGGATCGCCTCGTCCAGCCGGTTGGGCTTGGCGGCCAGGGTGGACGTGTCGAACGCGAACGCGTAGCGCTCGGGGTTGGCCACGCCCATCGACTCCAGCGCGCGCCGGAGGAACCCCCGGGTGAGCGCGTCGGCCACCAGCCCGAGGTAACCCCTGATCCAGCGAATGCCCTCGTCCGAGATCAGCCAGGCGGTCCAGTGGTTCGAGTCCGCGATCCCGGTCAAGACCTCTTGCGGGATCTCGGCCATGCTGGCCACGCGGCTGATCGCCTTGTCCTTCATCGGCGTGATCTCGGCGCTCAGCTCGGACCAGAAGTTGATCGGCTGGAGCTTGTCCAGGTGCTCGATCAGGTGGTCCGGGAGCGTGGCCATGATCGGCACCATGCTCCGGGCGTCGCCCTGGTTGGTCATGCTCGCGGCGGCGGCGCGCTGAAGGTAGGCCATGAACCCAGCCAGGCCCTCGGGGTCGTCCTCCTGGCGAGGGAAGTCCACGCCCTCGGGGAGGAACATGATCCCGGCCCCGGTCAGGCGGCTGTCCAGCTCCGCGAACTCGCGCTTGGTCAGGAGTTCGATCTCCCGGAGCGGCACGATCGCGGAGCGCGTGAACGAATCCGCCTGGTCCGTGTCGTTCGGGTGCGGACGCCAGCACCGGATCAGGATGTCCGTGCCGTCCTTCAGGGTCAGCTTGGAGCCGCCCCGGATCTGGGGCCGCTTCACCTGGAGGTCGTCGCCCAGGCGGCTGAACGCCGCGCCGGTGACCACGAACCAGGAGCCCTCGGCCGCCTCGGGGTTACGGGCCGCGCCCTCGCCCACGATCCAGCACTCCCCGCCCACGGCCAGGTCGATCCCGGCCAGGCGGAGGTTGTCGTCCCGCTGGCTCCCAGTGCCCAGCGGCACGGCGGCCAGCCGCTTGATCCGCTCGTCCGAGACCTCGCCGGTCTCCTCGCCGGTGTCGTCCACCTCGGTCACATAGAGCCGGGCCTGGGCCAGGCTGTCACCGACACGGCCGCTCAGCTTGTGGAGTTCGCCCACGATGTCGTAGAGCCGCCACGCCTCGGCCTGCCAGTCCTTGTTCCCGAACTTCCAGGTCTTCCAGGAGGAGTTCCCTCCGAAGTCCACGATGGCGGTAGCACCGGCCAGCGCGGCGCGGCGCTCCATCTGCCGGGTGCCGAACGGGTCGGGCGCGTCCTTGACGCGCTGGCGGCGGAGGGCCACGCCTACCTCCCGAGGTCGGAGATCATGCCGGTTACCTGGCTGAAGGCCAGGGCCAGCGCCAGGACCAGCATGACGGGCCAGTCCCCCCAGAACCAGACCAGGGGAGCGGCGGCCAGGCTGACCCACATCCCGGCGCACCACGGGCACGTGATGAGCGTGGCGAACCACTCCCCGGCGGAGCCCGGCGTGTCGTCCAGCCAGCCCACGATCCGGTCCCGGATCGGCTCGGTGATCGCGTCGGCCGTGATGAGCCCGGTCACCCTGGCCACGGCCAGCGCGTACACGAGGAGCTGGAGCCAGGGCGGGATCGTCATGTGCCACATGGTACGGCGTCCAGGGGGCATCTCGGCTCAGCCGCCCCGGTGCGACTTCACAGTGGGGAGACCGGGGGGACTGGGGAGACTACCCCGGAGCCTCCAGCCCTATACGCGTGTCACGCGCGCCGCGTAATACAAGACCCTGTTTTGCAATGCGTGTAGGCATAGGGTCCCCCCAGTCTCCCCGGTCTCCCCGTTCGGACATACCTCACGTATCCCAGTAGTCCGTCCCGTAGTCCAGGTCATAGGTCCGCCGGTACTCACGGTCCAGCTCGGTCCTATAACCCGAGCCCAGCCGGGGTCTCGGCGCTGACCCGGTGAACCGGTACCCGCACCACGTACAGCACCCGTCGCGCCGCGAGCCCTCGTCATGCGCCCCGATCACGCTGGCCGGGCACCACGTGGGCGTAGCGCGGCGAGCCGCCTGTGAGGTTGACCCGGAGTCATGGCCCCCAGTACGCGCGTACGGTTTTGCGCGCTCGGCGCTCGCGGCCGGGGTCTCCGAGGGGTGGACCGAGGGGGCGGAGGGGACGGACAGGTCAGCGGACGGCACGGCGCACCACCTCCACGTACCAGTCCCGCACCGCCTCGAACGTCTCGGCCAGGGGGAGGTACACCACGGCGGCGGCCACCAGCGGCCCGCCAACGAACACGGCCAGCACGCCCAGCACCACGGACCCGGCCACGCGCGTGGCGCGCTCCTCGTCCTCCTGACGGCGCTGGCGCGCGGCCTCGCGCTCCAGGCCCGGGTACCGCTTGGCTCGCGTCACCGGAACCACCGGCCCAGCACGCACGCCAGCACCGGCAGACCCACCACGAGCCAGCCCAGGCACGCCAGCCCGAGCGCGGGCAGACAGCCCGAGCGCACCGGCGGGTAACCCACCTCCGGCCCCGGTGTCCGGTACCCGACAACCCTTCTCCTCCGTCGCGTCATCATCTCGGAACCCCATCAATCAGTCGTTTGGTGTGAATCCAGGACACCGGGGTCCGGCCGTTGACCTCCTTCAGGAACCGGACCTGAGCCCGGCCGCCCTCCACGGCCAACAGCTCGGCCCGGACCACCTCGCCCATGCCCGAGCGCACGCGCACCACTACGGGCTCGGCCAGCTCGCTCATCTCGCCCTCCTGACCCGGCCCCCGGTGGAGCTGTTGCACGGCCCGCACGCTGGCCGGATGTTCGAGCGCCGGTACGTGCCGCCCAGCGCGCCCGGGATGATCCGGTCCACGGTCACGGTCTCCACGGTCAGCAGCACGCCGCACCGGTAGCACCGGCACGCGGGCTCGCCCTGGCCCAGCCGGGTGTCCAGCCGGATCTCGGTCCCGTTGCCCAGCCGGACCACCAGGACATCCAGGTTCGCCCGGTACGTCTGGACCAGCCAGGCCCGGCGGCGCTGGCGGTCCGTCACGCTCCCCCGGGCGTTGCCGTTCGTGGTGCCTCGTCTGGCCACCGGCTCCTGAATCCCCAGGTCCGGGGACGTGTCCTCGGTCCCCTGGTAAGGACCAGCTAGTGAGGCTCCACCCCTTACCAGCCCGGCGGTCACTGGGTGTCCAGGAAGCGCGGCGTGTGCTTGGCCCCCTGGCGGCCCTTGCCGCGCGGAGCCCGGCCCTTGATCCGGCCCACGTGCCAGTGCCCGCACTGGTTACACCAGTAGGTGTTCGAGCGCTCGCGCGTCCAGCCGGACGACGCGATCAGCCCTTGCCGTTGCTCCTCGGCGGCGGCCTGGGTCGCGTGCCGCTTCTTCCGGCCGCACTTGGCCAGGTAGCCCGCGCTCACTTCCCAGCCCTCCGCGCGTCGCGCATGGCCATCCGCCGCTCGGTGTCCAGCGCCAGCTCGGGGTCCTCCAGCACGGCCTCGGCCAGCCAGAGAGGGATCTCCTGGTCCAGCCGACGCACCCACGGCGCGGCTGACGTGCCCATGATGATCTTCCCGGCCACCAGCGTCAGGAACGCGTGGGCGTGGTACGTCGGCTCCGGCCAGTCCCGCTGGTGGTAGTCCGGCGTCTCGCGCGTCCAGGTCCGCCGGATCGTCGCCTCCCCGAACCGTGAGGGCAGACGCTCCCACGGGCT